AGGAGCACAAGGAGCTCAAGGAGCACAAGGAGCACAGGGAGCTAAAGGATCTAATGGTTCTTCAGGAACATCGGGTTCTTCCGGATCATCAGGTTCTTCAGGTTCTTCAGGATCTAGTGGGTCATCTGGATCTTCGGGAGCTCAAGGAGCTCAAGGAGCTCAAGGAGCTCAAGGAGCTCAAGGAGCTAAAGGAGCAGAAGGTGCTCAGGGAGCACAAGGAGCACAAGGGGCTAAAGGATCTAATGGTTCTTCTGGTACTTCTGGAGCACAAGGAGCACAAGGAGCACAAGGTGCACAGGGTGCTAAAGGGTCACAAGGAGCACAAGGAGCACAAGGAGCACAAGGAGCTAAAGGTTCTAACGGTTCTTCCGGTACTTCTGGAGCACAAGGTGCTCAAGGAGCACAAGGAGCACAAGGAGCTAAAGGTTCTAACGGTTCTTCCGGTACTTCTGGAGCACAAGGTGCTCAAGGAGCACAAGGAGCACAAGGAGCACAAGGTGCTCAAGGAGCACAAGGAGCTAAGGGATCACAAGGATCACAAGGAGCACAAGGAGCTCAAGGAGCACAAGGAGCTAAGGGATCACAAGGAGCACAAGGAGCTAAAGGTTCCCAAGGAGCACAAGGAGCACAAGGATCTGCTGGTCCTACATCTTTAACATGTGGTTTTGGTTGTGAATCTACCCCAGCGGGTAGCCCATTCTTCTATTATGGTATAAGTGGTGATCAATACATGGGAGAGCCTCACACTTGGTTCCAGGTATTCTGTTCTTCTACCGGTCTTACGTACAACTTCCCCGGATACATATGTGGATAATACCTTAATTAAACAAATTTAATGAATAAGCCGGTACCACAAATAAAGATGTCTATTTTTGAGTTGGGTCGTAGTATAATAGGAAGGGATGATATTACATCGGTTAAAATCATAGATAGGGATGGTAATGTTATCGAAAGTCATGAGTATAAGTCCAACGAGAAAGATGTTATTCCGAGTGTGGTGTTTTCGATTTCTGATGTACTGAGTCCACAACAACAAGTGAGTGTGGCTAGTCAAGAATTCCTTTCTTCTGTTTTAGAACCAAAATTTCCCGGAATGATATAATTTCAGGAAACCTTTGTAGTTAATGCTGTATAAATTCTAAAGCATTATTGTAAAGAGTTATGAAGGTTCAGACCATTATTGTAGATGATTTTTATAAAAACCCTGATGATGTTCGATCATTTGCATTAGCTCAGGAATTTGGTGTTCATGGAAACTATCCGGGTCAGAGGACTGCTTCTTTCTTGGCAGACAATGTTAAAAATTCAATTCAGGAGATCATTAGACCGTTTGGTGGTGAAGTAACTTGGTGGGGCGATGATTCAACAGGTTCATTCCAGTATACTACTGCTGCTGATAGATCTTGGATTCATAGTGATGACACTACAGATTGGGCAGGGGTACTTTATTTAACACCAGATGCACCCCTATCTGCAGGTACTGGCTTATTTAGACATAAGGATACTGGTCTTTATCGGTGGAGAAATTCTGAACATCCTGAGGAGGTTGCTGCTAATGCTCCTGTAAACATCGAATCTCAAGATATGACCAAATGGGAGATGGTAGATAAGGTTGGTAATGTGTATAATAGGCTAGTTTTATATAGAGGGGATTTATTCCATATTTCCCTAGATTATTTTGGTCAGGGTAAAGAGGATGCAAGGTTATTTCAGGTTTTCTTTTTTAACACTGAAAAGTAAATGCTAATAGTCAAAAGACCAACTGCTATTGTTTTTGGTTGGAATAAACCAAAAGGTAGTTATGAATTTGTAACTACCGTTTATTCCGAAGAGGAAAATAATATGCAATGGGTTAATTTGATAGCTTGTGATGTTGGTAATATCTCATACAATGGTTTATCACAACTTAATGTCAGGCATAGTCCTGACGTTTTGGTTTTTATAGGCATCGAACGTCAACAAATACATCCATATTTTGACAAGATGTCTATTTATTTTGAAAAGGTCCCACATGACGATGAAATTGCAAATGCTGTTGTTGTTAAAACAATTGCTCTACATTCCGATCCCTATGCTCCTTTCTTTAGTGTTTTTACACCTGCTTTTAAAACGGGGGATAGAATATTTAGAACCTATCAGGGGTTAAAGGATCAAACTGAGAAGGATTGGGAATGGGTAGTTGTAGACGATTCACCACCAGATCATAATGAGCTATGGGATAACCTTCAAAAGATAGCATCTGAGGATTTTAGGGTTAAACCGTATAGAATAAACCCTAACACTGGTGGTCTGGTCGGACTGGCAAAAAAGAGGGCTTGTTCACTTTCTAGAGGTACATGGTTGGTTGAACTTGATCATGACGATTACCTATTAGATCACTGTCTAAGCAAAATAAGATCTGCCAGCGAAAGGTTTCCGGATGCTGGATTCGTCTATAGCGATTGTACTGAAATGTTCGGGGATGGCAGATTTGTCAAATTTGACGAAAGGGTAGATTGGGATTTTTATGGAGCTGAAAATAACCACTTTAACTTTGGATATTCAGGTCATTCTTGGATTGATATAAAGGGTAAAAGATATTTACAACACCACTACCCTTCAATTAACCCAATCACAATTCGATTTAATTTATCAATGCCTAATCATGTTAGAGCTTGGAGATCCGATGTTTATAAAAAAATAGGAGGTCATAGAGAAACTCTTCCTTTGGCTGATGACTTGGAGCTTATTATTAGGTCCTTCATTGAAACCAGGATAATTCATATAAAAGATTTGCTGTATGTCCAGTATAGGGATGGATATGGAACTGTTAACTATAATTCTTTTGAAATTAACAGAATTTCAAGACTTATAAAGGAAGAGTATAACGAAGCAATCCATAAAAGAATTTTGGAGCTAGGATTCCATGATTGGGAATGGGATGCTGAAAAGAGAACTAATATTCACCAAGAGGCTATAATGAAAAATGACATGAGCGATATGAAATTTTGGGAGGAAGAGCAGGTTTTAAATTATATCTATGAGTAATAAAACAACTAAAATTTGTATGAATGCGATGGTTGCTAATGAATCGCATGTTATACTTAGGATGCTTGAATCCTGCTATCAACATATAGATTATTGGGTAGTGCAGGATAATGGGTCTACAGATGGCACACAAGATATTATAAGGAATTTCTTTGCAGAAAAAGGGATACCTGGGTATCTTTATGAAACTGAGTGGCAATATCCAGGATTTAATAGAGACCACACACTTCAAGAATGCTTAAAAGCTGATCACGGGTGCGATTGGATTTTGAGGATGGATGCTGATGAACAGCTGGTGGTCGATGATGATTTTAATTGGGAAATTTTAAACGATACATCTATTCAAAGTTTCAATATTACCGCACAAGATCCAGGTGGTATTTATTACCGGACTTGGCTTTGGAATGCAAAACTGCCATGGTACTTTAAACATGACAAAAGGCATGAGATAATTTTCCTTTCTGGTAATGAAATGGGGGAGGATAATTTTCAGATAGTTAACTTACCGCGGGGATTTAGGCACATTATTACTAATGATGGACAAACTTGGGACACCTCTCTAAAGTTTTTAAACGATGCGCTTATTCTTGAAGCTGACCAAGTTTGCTCTGGAAAGATAAATGATGACGATTATCACCTTTTCTATATTGGTAAAAGTTATGCTGATACTTACCAGGACCAAAACTTCCCGTTTGGGAAGAATCATGGTGATGAATATGCTAGAAGGGCTATCTATTACCTCGAGCACTATGTTAGGAGAAGGTTCCCAGTTTATGACGAGGACATACCTCCAGCTGGACTTGACGAGATGTGTTACTTTTCTTTGGTCCTTATAGGGCAAGCTTATAAGTTTATTGGAAACCGAGAGCTTGCTTACAAAAGGCTTGAACAAGCGGATTGGTACTGTCCCTTTAGAAATGAGCACTGGGTTATTTTAGCAGAAATGCATGCTGATGATCAGAATTTTGAAAGGATGTATGAAATAACAACCCTTCTCATGGGTGATGATAGGGTATGTCCATTTCCGGATTGGTATTTTTTACTTTGGACGTCCTGCTATAAGGATACCTCAGATTATGTACAATTTCTCCATAATGAAGCAATGAAATTTATGGGGTTAGTTGAAACCCAAACAATCCAAGATAATCAAGATAATTTACAACCTAGCGAAGACACCTATTTCCCTGGTGAAATTTAAATAAAATCATATGGAAAACAATCAAGTAAAAATTACAACCGAGGAGCTTGAAAAAGTAAGCACCTTGAGAAATGAGATCTTAGAAAACGTTGAATCGATAGGTAGGCTTAATATAAGGAAGCACTTTCTTGTCAAAGAACTAGAGCCAATCGAAGCAACCCTTATTTCATTACTTCAGAAGTCTGAAGATTTGGACACACAGGAGAAAAATGTAATCGACGAAATCATACAGAAGTATGGCGAGGGGCAACTGAACTTTGAAACTGGCATTTACACTAAAGAAAAATAAACGATGAAAGAAATCGAGGCTTTAAGAAGAACTAAATATGAGTTGATTAGGACAGTAAATTCAATTCAACAAACGCTAGACGAGAAGACTGGCGGAAAGCCTCGTATTCTTTTTATAGCCCCACACCTTTCTACTGGTGGTATGCCTCAGTACCTTTATAAAAAAATAGAATCTTTTAATGAAGGTGCAGAGGTTTATTGTATTCAGTATAGCAATACTGCTGAAGCTTATGTTGTTCAAAGAGATAGAATCAAGGAAAAAATAGGATCAAGGTTCCATTGCTTGGGGAATGATAAAACTGAGATTCTAACCCTCATCGAAAAGATATGTCCTGATGTTATACACTTTGATGACTTTGTAGAATTCTTTATCAATTCCTCGATAATTGACAAAATATACGATCCTAATAGGCCTTATTACATCGTGGAAACGTGTCATAGCTCCAACGTAGATCCCAGCGATAAGGTTTATTGTCCTGATAAATTTGTGATGGTAAACGAGTGGATGTGTGATAAGTTTAGCAACTTGGGGGTGCCAGTCGATATCTTAGAATATCCCATAGAAAATTTAATTAGACCAGATAGGGACACGTCATTAGAAGAACTTGGGCTAGATCCAGCAAAAAAACACATTATCAATATTGGTCTTTTTACACCAGGTAAAAACCAAGGGGAGCTTATTGAATATGCTAGGGAGCTGGAAGATCACCCAATTCAGTTTCATTTTATAGGTAATACAGCTCCAAACTTCCAAAGTTATTGGGAACCTCTATTGGAAAATCTTCCAAAAAACTGTAAAATTTGGGGAGAAAGAAAGGATACTGATAATTTTTACAAGTGTGCAGATCTTTTTGTTTTTACATCCAATTGGGAACTAAACCCAATTGTAATTAAAGAAACCCTTTCTTGGAATTTACCAATTCTAATGAGAAGATTGGGCCCTTATAAGGATTCGTATGATGATAATCCACTTGTGACGTACTTGACCCCAGGGGGTGCATTCGATGACAGAGAGGATAACATACAAAAAATAAAAGATATACTTAGTTTATAATGAATAAAAGAGGTTTAGAGGTTTATACCGATTTGAAGAAATCTAAATCTGTAAGATTTAGACATCCCATAACTTTTGATTTCTATTTTGATTATGGACCCAAGGCTGATTGTATAGGACCGAGTAATGCTAAGCCTTGTATGATAAAATTCAAAGATCTTGACCATGATAGGTACGCTTATAATGGTGAAACTTCCCCGGGATTGTATACACAGTTGTATAGAAAGTGGTATACTAACTGGCGTCTAGAGGCATTCGACGGTGATGATTTAATTTTTCAGAAAGACCTTGATGATTTATTAATGGGAGGTAAGGTTTGTATTTCAATTGATAGCAGTTCTTTAGGAGATACCCTGGCCTGGATGCCCGTGGTAGAGAGGTTCAGGGTAAAATACGGCTGTGATTTGTATGCTACAACCTTTTGGAATGAACTATTAGCCAACTATTACCCAGATATAAGATTTAAACCACCAGGTTACAGGGAATCACAAACTAATGCTACTATTGGTGTTGGTTGGTATGATGAGGATGATCGGGATAAACACAAAAGAGATCCAAGAACAATATCTCTCCAACAAGTTGCTGGTGACATTTTGGGAATAGAGGTTGAAGAAGATGTATTAAATGATAATGTGCCACTAACTATAAGAAATTCTAAGCCCACCATCGACGGTAAATATGTTTGTATTGCTATGGATTCCACTGCCAATGCAAAGCACTGGCACTATGACGGCGGATGGCAAAAGATTGTAGACTATTTAAACTCAATAGGTTATAAAGTTGTTGTTGTACAGAAACAGGCAACGGGTCTGTCTGGTATTATCGACAAGACCGGTGACATAGATATCCTTCAAAGGGCAATTGACATTTATCATTCTGATTTCTTTATTGGTATCGGTTCTGGGTTAAGTTGGCTTGCTTGGTCCTTACATAAACCTGTAATTATGATTTCTGGATTTTCTGATCCTTTCTGTGAGTTTTCTACCAAAAATTATAGGATCATAAACAGGGACGTGTGTCACGGATGCTTCAGCGATCCTTCGATTAAGTTTGATAAGGGAGACTGGAACTGGTGTCCAAGGCTTAAGGACACGGAAAGAATGTTTGAATGTACCAAAACTATTACTCCAGAAGTTGTGCAAAAAAATATCGAAGCCCTTATCATCGATCACCTATCCTAACCTCTTTTTATTCTACAGATATATAAAGTCAAAGCGATATAGTCGCTTTTTAATAATACTCTGTAGATAATGGCTTTTTACCCAGAAAATAGATTTCCAAAAAAAGGTATTCCCGTTTATAATGGTAATGGTGACCAGAGAGATCTTTCTGATCCTAGGTTTAGATACCAGGACGACTTAGAGAATACCTCCAAGGTCTTTCACCAGAGTACCGATAATTATTTTGGAACCACCGGAGCTGCATTAGCCAGGGCTGAACAATTAGGATGTAATGGATATCACACTGCTTTGGCAAGTGATGGTGTATATTATTATTTACCGTGTTCTGATGCCACCTGGTATGCTGAAAGAATGCAGCAATTTCAAAGCTCGCTTAATTTTACTTATATTGGAAATTATCGTGTTTTAACATGGGATAGGCCTTTTAGTTATGTACAAGCTTTTAACGGTTGGCTTATAGAAACTGCAGGAGCGGTTCTTGCAGATCCAATAAAGCTTGGTAACCCCACAGCAGCTATACCTAATGATATTGCAATAGATTTTAGATATTCTGTAGATGGACAGAGTTGGTCTCTTTGGGCTAATGTTGGAACTGCATTAACCGGGTTTTCTCAGGGTTATACATCTAACAACGACTCAACTATTTTCTCAATTCCACTTGACCCATCAAAGCCTTTCTACCCGGAATTCAGATTTACCTCTGTTGTAGTCAACCCTGATGGTACTTTATCCTACGAGAGCGATGAGCCAATCGATCCTTCCATAGTAATTCTAGATTTTGATCTTGCACTTACATATGCTACTGGTGCTAGTGGACCATCCGGTGCTATTGATAGCCTAGTAATAACAAGACCAGTTCCAAATTGTTCTGACGAGAAATCCAACAGGCCCGTAGTTTTTGATGATTGCAATTATACCTTTGATCCGTATGCAATAAACAAGGCTGTTAATTTGTATAAGGATTTAAGTTTAGTTGTAAATAAGGTATTCGGTTTTGAGACTAACTATTATTCAGTCCAGCCACAGGCTAGAGGAAAGGATGTTATACTTAAGGAATATACACTTTTCAATGTGGTTGATGAGCAATGTGTTAAGGTAGTTGTTCCATCCAACCAATTTCCTGATAATAGGGTAAATTATGATCCGTTTGGTATTCAATTCGATGAGCCTTTTGAAATCCACATAGATAAAACTTATTTTGAAAGCATTTTTGGAAGGGGATCACAGCCTAGAAAAAGGGATATTATATACTTCCCATTAACTAATAGAATCTATGAAATTAACTCTACTTATCTATTTAGGGATTTCATGTATTCCCCTGTTTATTATAAGATTGAACTTAAGAAATACAGTCCAAAATCAAACACATATTTTAAGGACCCTGCATACAAAGAAGAATTAGATGGAATAGCACTTACTACGGAAAAGCTTTTTGGTGCTGAAGTTGAATCAGAGGAGCAAAAAATAACAAAGCCACAGCAATATTCTGATAGTTCACAAAGGAGGCAAGAGGATCCTACAAGATCCTACATATACAAGAAGCTACCCATTGTAGGATATGATTTGAATAATAACTGGACTATAGTATTCAATAATTACTACGATATGGCAGATGCCTTTGTAACGGATTCTGAGTTTGTTTATCAGCCAAACAAATATAGGGAGGCTCTGAGATACAAGAATACTCCTCTGTTAGAAAGCGAAGGCGAACTTTCTTATACATGCTGGTTTAGTTTAAAGAACTATATAAATGAAAATAGTTTGGCCAAAAAACCATATTCCCCTGCCCCAATTGTAAAGGTGTCAGAGGATGCTAATAAAATAATATATAGCTCTCACCCATATAAACATAACCTAACACCGTTTAGGGAGTTCTCAGATAACCCTGAAGGTTATGTAGCTATTAGTACTGATGCAAATCACTCTGGTGGGTTTAAGGTACTTACAACCCCAGACGAGTATAAGTTCTCCGTGAGTAATCCAAATCTACCTTATGCTAAGAATACTGCAAATTGGAAAATGCAAAAAGCACAAGCAAGAAACTTAATAGATGGAACTTACATTGATGCCTCTGGATTATTGAAGGGTATGAGGATAGATCTTGTCCATTCTGGTAGTAATGATGCTGCAAACAACAACTATGTTCAGCAAGGAAGCATTGAAATAATTTTAAATGACCTTACGTATGATTCTAGATTGCAATTTACCCCGGAACAGGGTGAATGGTATGGTATGGTAGTTAATATAAGCAACAAATACAAGCAAATGGGAATCAACATATGGAAGATGTCCTATAATTCTAATAATCCCTCACAGCAATCATCTGACCTAATAAAAGTCCATGAGGATTATAGAACATTAACTAAAGCTTACACATTCGACGCGCCTTCGGATATCGAAAGAGACGTAAACAATCCTTTCTACGGAACTGATAATAATGCTTATAAAATATACACATCACCACTATTGCTATCTAACGTCAGATTATTTAAGAATATGATAGATATTGATAAGCAATCAATAGTACTAAACCAAAACGTTGTAAGAGACGAGCAGCTAGCATACATAATAGATAACGCTAAACCACAGTTAATTCTACCTAAATTCGCTCGAAATAGGTAACTAATAAGTTTAATATGCCAAGAAGAAAACCGAAACCAGAGAGGGTAGTCGAGGAAAAGATAAAAGAAAGCTTAGATTCTATCTTGCAAGATGAGAATCTTGATTTTGATGCGGTAACAGCTGATGAACTCCCTAGGCTGAAGACAACAGAACTTATGAACTTTAGTGAGGCTACCCAAACTACGGGTACTGATGCTAAGGGGGTTCTTGATTCTATAGTTAAGTTTTATCTCGATGAGAATTTTATTGACCAAACTGATTACATCGAATACAAGAAAAAGATAGATTCGATGAACATTGCATCGATGATGCTTCAACTTAAAACCGCACAACATGCGATAACAAAATTACTCGAAGAGATCGATCTTGGAAATGCAAATCCTAGGATGTTTGAAGTTCTTGCACAGTTGCAATCCCAAATTATGCAAATGCCTAAAGACTACCAGACTTATGTCCAAAAGATGGAAGACGGTTATAAGGCAATTGCAACCCAAATTGAGGACAAAAGTAATTCTGGATCTTTTCATTTAGAACCTGGTGAGGATGGAAAAAACGTTTACAATCCGTCTTCTAACGATACCGGTGGAATCAAGGTCAGAGGAACCAAAGGATTAATGGAGGGACTTCGTGATATTATTGGTTCTGAGATAGAAGATATTAAGGTTGATGATGTTGATGATAACGCAGTTGTTAACGCTAAGAAAAAAGCAGAAATTGATGCGGGTAGAAATATATCAATGGATGAGGAGGATGGAGACCTCGAAATCGAGGATGATTTATTTGACTAAGGATGGCAGGAGAAAAAGAAAAAGACTCTAATTACTGGAGTACCAAAAGGATCGAGGAACTTTTATTTAAAGTAGAGGAGGAAGGACTTGACTACAAGTCTGTGGATAATCCATTCCACGACGGTGACCCGGAATTAAAGATGTCTAATCTTTTATATGAGTATTCCCAAGATGAGATCCTTGAGATGGAAAGATGTGCAAAAGATGTTGTATATTTTTCTAAGTATTGTAGAGTAATGACCGATGATGGTTTATTTTATGTAAAATTAAGGGATTACCAAGAATCTGTACTAAGGGAGTACCAGGCTAATAGGTTTAATATATTCTTAGCTCCAAGACAGGTTGGTAAATCAATTACTTCTGCTATAGTTCTTGTATGGTATTTGTTGTTTAATCATGACAAAAACGCAATGATACTTGCAAACGTTGGCTCTACTGCAGAGGAGTTAATGGATAAGATCAAAGCAATAGTAAGGGGTCTTCCGTGGTTTCTTAAGCCTGGAATAGTAGTTAATAATGTTATGTCAATGAAGTTTGATAATGGATGTAGGGCAATCGCAAAGACTACTACCAAGACTTCAGCAATTGGTTTTACAATTCACTTTCTTTACATGGATGAGTTTGCACACATCCATCCGAACTTCATAGAGTCATTCTTTAGATCAACTTATCCCACTGTTTCTTCCTCTAAGGTTTCTCGAATTATTATTACATCTACTCCAAATGGGATGAATAAATTCTATGAAATTTACAAGGGTGCTGTAGATGGTGAAAACAGTTTCAATCCAGTTCGGGTAGATTGGTGGCAAGTCCCCGGTAGAGATGAGGAGTGGAAGAAGCAAGAAATTGCTAACCTCGGTTCACAAGAGCTTTTCAATCAAGAATATGGTAACCAATTTCTAAGTTCATCTACGCTCCTATTAGGTTCAAATGAACTTAAAAAGATAAAGGCAAATGAGGTAGAATATGAATGGAGGGATATTGATGTATTGGAGGATACTGGTTTTTCATATGAAAATTTCAGGTGGCACCCCAAATTCCAATTATCGGGCGAATCCCTCTTGAAAAATAGATTTGTTCTTTCCGTTGATCTTGCTGGTGGTGGAAAGGGTGATTTTACAGTGCTAAACGTTTTCAAAGTCGTACCATTACCTAAGAGGGTAATTGAAAATATGGATGACTACCAGGACGAATCAGACTTTTTTGGACTGTTACAAATAGGGATTTATCGGGACAATGAAATAGAGGTTGAGGACTTTAAGAAAATACTTGAGGCTGTGGTTGTTCGGTTGTTTAACCCAGAGAACGTAAGAGTTTTGCTTGAGGTAAATTTCAAAGGGGAGCTTTTAATTGATAAGCTAACAACTAATGACGATTTCCCACTTGAGACCTTTGTACACACGAAACACACCGAATCCGCTAGAATGAGGAAGCCTGGCATTAAGTACAACGAGAAGAATAAGATGAAATACTGTGAGATTCTAAGATCTCAAATGAGATTAAACAGGGTTATTATTAATGAATCCTCATGGACAATCCCAGAGCTTTTCTCTTTTGGTCTTAATAGTAGAGGAACGTATTCAAGTCAGTCTGGTCATGATGATGTTGCCATGACTATTGTTAACCTGTCTGGGATGTTCGAATCATCTGATTTTTATGACCTTGTTGGTGAATTATATGACGATCTTGGAGAATCCACTTATAGGGATTTGATTGATTTAAAACTGGAAGAAGGAAATCCCGATGGTGATGTTACTAAAGAGGGTGGATTCTATGGTTCTTTTAGCCAGTTGCTCTAAATAATTTACTTTGCCTGATATATACATTTACTAACCTAGTAGCATACAAAAATGCTAGTTTTGGTTTAGATATATAGTAGGCAAAAATATCTCTTGTACAATAATGGCAAAGAAAATCAAACTGGATTTATCCCAATTTAAAGCATCAGGAGTCTATACACTTGAGTTTGACGCTTCAGAAAACGTCATCTTAACGTCCCAGACTATAAGATTGGTGGTGGGATTTTCGAATAAAGGACCTTTTAATGCTCCCGTGTATTTACCAGACGTAACTACAGCGGTAGCAATTTTTGGTGAAATCGATAAGACTTTAGAGGCTAAAGGATCTTACTTTCATAGATCAATATTTGCGTGTTTAAACACTGGACCCGTATTTGCTTTGAATCTAATGAACCTCAATAACAATATTGACAGTCCAACTGCGGATGTTGTAAACTATTTTGGTTATTCAATCGATACTGAGCAATCGAACGGGGTTTTAACCTCTAAATTATACTCTTCTTTCTATAATAAAGAGAGATTCTGGTTTGCTGACACTGATTATTTCCTAGCAACACTTTCTGCAGTTGACACGGGAAGACTATTTAACCTAGTTAATCTTGGTAAGGAGTCTATGAGTGTTATTGTTAGGAAGTCGACTGATGCTGTACAACCGCTACAAGGTTTTGATGTTTTTGCAATTGATTGGTATGGAGCAGAAAACGTGCCTAGCTTCATGCACCCCTACGATTATATTTCTGACTACTTTATTGATGTTATATCGGTATCTGGAGATTGGACTGATTATGAGACATTATCGTTAGATCCTAAATGGAGTTCTTATTTCACTAGGAATGGATTTATTAAGAGTCAAATCAATAATTTCCTATCCCAACCAGATGTAAATATAGTTGCTTCGACAACTGGGTGTTTAATCCCAGATTTTGTTGACCTAAATGGTAACAACCAATACATCCAAACACTTATTAACAACAATACTCCATCAACTGGATTATTCTGTGCAGTAGATGAGGATGCAATGGATGATATTTGCACTAACCCCTATAAAATTGATCTTGTAGGACACCACTTGATTGATGAACTTACAGCAGATAGAGATATTGCTGACGCAAGACTTAATTTCTTAAGTTATGATCAGAATCTTACTGCTGACTATTTATACACCCAAAAGGTAACAACAATTACTGATGCTGCTACTGGAGCATCTGGAGCTTCTCCAGATTCAATTAACGTTGGTACCTTATTTACAGTTGGTGCAACATCAACTTATGGAATAGGTGCTACTGCATTTGATGCTTATGATGCTTCCCTTAAATATGGTGGATTACACTATGTTATAACAAACACTGGAGTTACTGGAGCATCTCTAACAACAGCTGAGAAGAACGAACTAGCATCTTTTGCAACTCCTAGCGCTACCTCCTCTCCATTCATTATAGGTACTGTTACTGGTCTATCCGGATTAACTGGTTCGGTTATAAACCAATTCTCAGAAAATGATTTGGTAAAATTAAAAATAGCAGGTGTCATACAGACTGGCGGAGAAGTGCTTCTAACATGGACACACCCACTTGATACTGCATCCTATTCAGCCCAAGGCATATCAGTTACACCTTACAGTAATATGGTTGGTGCTACTTCTGGTTATGTTTCTGCTGATTACTATCAAATTACTTCTTCAGATTATCTTGACATAACTGAAGTAAATCCAGCAACAGGAGCAACTGCAGGTACACCTAATAATGTATTAACTGGGCAGCTTAGCACTGCATTTTACCAAGACCTTTTATATGGAGAATTAGAGGACGGTGACCAGATTTGGTTAAATGATACCGGAAGTTCTGTAAACTACATTTCATACCAAAGTACAATTGATAGAGACCAATTCGCGGTTTCCTACGCTAGAACGTTTAATAATGTTTCTAGACAAAGCCCAGATCAGCTTACAGACTACCCTGCTTTTGGTACTGTTTATGCTTCTGACAATATAGGTGCTTCTGTAAGCAGCGATAAGACAGATATTATTTCTTCAGTAGGATCTATTAACCAGTTTATCGACGTGATAACACAAATAGATCCAACTAACTTCACTATATCTTCTTCTCCTTCATCGCCAATAGCTGTTGGAGATCTTATAGTATCTACGGATCAGGATATTTGTGAAACTGTTGGTAGCAATAGGCAATATAGGTTAACAAGAGTTACTTCAGTTGCTCAAACAACAACGCCAAACGTTGTCCAAGTAACAACTGCAAGGCCACTTTACTACTATGCTGGAAGCCCAATCCAAGTACAGAAGTTCAAATCAATTCCGCAATTTACTAGGTCTTTTGATTTCACTTACTTAAATGGGTTTACCATGAGAGATTCTCACAGACCAAATGGTACTGATGCTAGAGTTTCTGAAATCCTTGATGTTATGTACAATACTAACATCGCAGCAACACTTGCTGCTAAGGACGTAATATCATTCAGATACATTGTTGATACGTTTAGCGGACAAATACTTCCGAATTCTAAGTATCAATTAAGTAAGCTTGCGATGATGAGACAAAAAGCTTTAGCACTTATCAACGCACCATCAATGGAGCAGTTTAGAGCATCTACAGATCCTAGATTTACTGATGCACCAACTCAGACTAACCCATATCCTTCCCTGAAGGCTCAATACATTTCAGAGGGTGGTAATTTATCGCTTAATCCTTCTTATACCTTCAGTTTACCAACTGAAGACCAGGGAGCAAAATTTGCTGCGTTCTATACTCCTTATCTTACAGTAAGGGAAAACAATAGAAACGTTAATGTACCACCAGCAGCTTATATTTCTAATAACTTTGTAAGAAAATTTGCAAACGGTGAACCCTACAGTATTATTGCTGGTCAGAAAAGAGGGGTTATCTCGGGACAAAATTTAGTTGGCCTTGAATATGATTTCACTGACGAAGATAGAGGATGGTTGGAGCCAGTAGGTCTTAATCCGATTATTAAAAGAAGAGGCCTTGGCGTAGTTATCTTTGGTAACCAAACTGCTTATCAAACTGTTAACTCAGCATTTAACCTCGTACATGTGAGGGACCTTCTCATTAGTGTTGAGAATGATGTTGAGGAAATCATGGCAAACTATCTCTTTGATTTCAATGAGGATTCTATCAGACTTGAAATCAAGACTTTGGTTGATAACTACCTTGATGGTGTAAGAGCTGGTGGCGGTATTTATGCTTACCAGGTTATTATGGATTCTTCCAACAATCCGCCTTCAATCATCGACCAAAACATTGGAATTATCGACGTTATTATCGAACCTGCTAGAGGTATCCAAAAGTTCATAAACAGAATTACAGTAACAAGAACTGGTGGTATCGCTGCTGGAGGATTTATTCAGTTTGCTTAATTTCTTAAATTAGAAAAATAGGATAAATATAAAAAAAGGAAAAACTAAATGGCTGGTTTACCACATTACCAAAACTCCATAAACTCGGTTAATAAATTCGAGCCAGTTTATCTCAATCAGTTTGAGGTAAACGTTATACCGCCTGCGGCTGTAGCTGGAGGTCCGGTTTTGCTTGAACAGGTTGTTTCTGTAAGCGGTTTGGACGTGGATAAAAATCCTAGCTTTGTTTCCCAGAAGTACAAGTTTGCAAAAAGGAATTATGCTGGAGGTAAGCCAGACACTACTACCCTAGATCTTGGATTGAAGTTCACAGTAAACCTTGATGATGCTAATTCCATGTATGTCTTCAAAACAATGAGGCAATGGACGGATTTAATATACAATCCATTAACAGGCGCCCAAGGTATTAAAGCTGATTACACCGGTACGATAGTGGTATCTGTATTTAATAAAAGCGGTGATGTATTCAGAAGAATTACCCTTAAGGATTGCTTCCCTCTAAAAGCAATTGATCCGATGGAGCTAGAATATGTAAATGGTACTACCCTCTATGAAATCAATATGACTTGGGCAGTTGATTATTGGGATGATCTTTTCCTTTAAAATAAAAAAAGCATAAATGGCAGGCTTACCACATTTTAATAACTCTAAGGCAGCAAGGAATAACTACGAACCGGTTTTCTTAAATCAGTTTGAAGTTTTGATTACCCCACCAAATGGAATAAATCTTGCTAACACCACTTTTAAGGGAGAAAACATTCTCACTCAGCAAGTGAAGAGTATATCTGCCCTGCAAGTTGATATACAACCGGCAGATGCTGTAACACAGTACTATAAGTTTGCAGAAAGAAGATACGCTGGTGGTGAACCTTCAACTTCTGATGTGCAATTTAATATGTCTTTTGAGGTAAACCTGAATGACGATAATTCTATGGTCCTTTATAAGGTTTTAAGACAGTGGTCTGACCTAATATACAATCCATTAACTGGAGCAATGGGTTTAAAAAGAGATTATGTGGGTTCGATGGTAGTTTCAGTATTCAATAAACAAGGTGATGTTTTTAGAAGGATTACTCTTAATAATTGTTTTTTAGTAGAACCAATTACACCAATGAACCTTTCTTATGATACTGGTGATGCCCTCTACACGATCGACACAACTTGGAAGTCTGATTACTGGAACGATCTATTCCTATAACAGGAAACTTAATTCTAATTTTTTTCTATAATTTGTGGTTTTTATACCCTAGCGGTATATAAAGAAAAATGCAAGCATGTCAGATAATAACCTTTCGCCTGAGGAGATTTTAAGGGAAAAAGAAATTTCTGGTGGTATTAAATACGACGACCCCAGTGAATTAGACCTTGATACCGAGCTACAGGAAAATATTTACCCCCAGCAAGAAGTTGTAGAGTCAGAACCTCTTGGAAATGTCCACGAGAAAAGTATGGAGAGTAAACCTTATGTACAAGATTCTGAAACTAAGCCTTTGGATCTTGGTTGGAAGAATCTACCCATGAATATGCTTCCGTCAAAAGGTCTTTTTTATCCTGAACCAACTAGAGTAGCAATTAGACCAGCTGAGGTAAGGGAAATTAGACAATTCTCTACTATAGACGAGGATGATATGCTAGATATAGACAATAAGCTTAATTTCATTCTTGAAACCTGCTGTAGAGTAAAGTTTAGTGAAAGTGGTGGTGTTGTTTCGTATAAAGATCTCAAGCAGGAGGATAGGTTCTTCATTATCATGGCAATTAGGGATTTAACCTTTGTAAAGGGCGAAAATAGAATAATTGTAAATCCCGATGGTGGTTGTACAACTAAGGGATGTACTGGAATGGAAGGGATAGAGTTAAGAACGGGTGTTTTGAGTAATTACGAGATAGATCAGAACCTTTTGAAGTACTATTCATCAACCGAAAGGACTTTCGCTTTCCCTATAAGGAGAATAGGGAAGACAATTAAACTTGCTCCTCCATCAATCGGTGTTACCAAAGCGATAGCCTCTTTTGTTGCTGACTCTGTTGCAAGGGGTGAAGAGGTTGATAAGAGCTTTATAAAGATAGCCCCATTTTATTTCAATGAATGGAGGGGGTTAGACTATTTTAAAATAAAGGAAGCAATGGTTTCATCCTCCGAAGAATGGACTAAGGAAGAGTTTTCTGCTTATTTTGAATTGGCTGAAAGGATTAAGATAGGAACAAACTTAAAGGTAAGAGTAAAATGCGATGCTTGCGGTGATGGGGAGGTCACCGCCCCAATTTACTTTCCCTCAGGGTTCAGATCTCTTTTCGTTATTTCAAATATCTTTGGAGAATTATTTTGATCTAAAATTCAGACTTTGGAGGGAGCATTCAATAGACCCAGGCTGGCTAGAGTCTGTCCCATTCTACGAATACCAAATTTGGATCGATAAGCTTAACGATTCGGTAGAGGAGGAAAATAAAAGGAAGCTTCAAGAGAGTGGCCAAACAGAGGTATTCAGTTTTAGCAAAAAGTGATAATCTTTAATATTAGATATATAGTTGGAAAATAACCGACCAGTAAATGGCAAACGGATCCGACAGATTATTAAAGGAGCTAAGTACACTTTCTTCAAATTTCGATTCACTTTATCAGGAACTTAAAGAGTCCACTAAGGCAAACATAGAGTCATCTGAGGGTGTCAAGAATCTAGTAAACGACCTAAAGAAAGGAAATGCCCCAGAAACACAGGACCTAGAAAAGGTGTTCAGAAGCTTTACCGAATCTTTTTCTAAAACTATAGCTTCTCAGAACGATAAGCTTATTAGCAATCTAACTGAAAATATTTCAAAGTCTCTTACCGGGTCTGCTTCAGATTTTATTTCAAAGCTACCTAGCCAAGTTGCTCAGGTGAAAGCGGGTCAACCTATCGATTTTAAAAGCATTTTGGGTAGCGGTACTATAAAAAATGCTTTGTCTGGGGTAATACCAAAAATACCTGGATTAAAGGACGGGGGTACTATTGAAGGTAATGGAATTGCGGTTGTCGGTGAGGATGGACCAGAGCTTGTTAAACTGGACAAAGGCAATAAAGTTAGGACCATGGAAGAGCAGATGTTGGATATGATGATTGAGGAGGAGAGGGAAAGGAATATAAAACTTGGTAGAATTGTACAGCAAAACCCATTGCAATCTGCCTTATCCAAGATCACAACCGATTCTAAGCTAATTAGCGAATTTATAGAATATTCTCAAAAGGATCTTGACAAGAGTGATCAACAAGAATTGTTAGCTGATCCGGATTACCTTAAAGACGAATTCGATTATTTTTTAAGTGAAAGAGACCGAGAATATTTTACCCAGGAGGATCTTAAAAAGCTATCTCCAGATTACAAGCCTCCTAAAACAGAGATTATTAAGGATACTGAAATCCTTAAAACTCCAACCCCAACCCCTGCAGCTCAAGAGGTTATCAATCCTGTAGAAGCTGAACCTGCTGTCAAGAATGAAGAAGTGAAAGCTAAACCTAAGGTTAATTTCAGTCTTGATAAATTAAAGTCCATAACAGCTTTAGGTAAGGAAAAACTCGAAGCTGCAAAGAATGGTACAGGAGTGATTGGACAAGCAGTGAATTCTGTACAGGAATTAAAATCAAAAATGCCAGGTTCCCCTGCAAAGGATGCTGATACTGATTCAGGACCTGGACAATCAGCCAGTGCTATAGAAAGAATAAAGGAGATAGCGGGTAGCTTGAAAAATAATTCTACTACAACACCAGCACCAGGGGTTGTTAAAAAATCTGAAGCCTCTACTACCAGTGCAGTTACTCCTTCAACTAGTACGATTACATCTAAGGATGCTCAGGAAATTAAATCCTTGCTTGCCTCTATTTACCAGGCACTAAGATCCCCTCTCACAGTTGCAAGCGATATCCCATTTAGGCCTTCGGGAAACAACTTCTAACAATTGTTTATAACTTCATTTTTTCCAAACGGTGGAAAATTGTATATTTGTTTCTCAACTACCTTTTAATCCTGAACCGCAAATGGAAGAAACTTATATTGATCCCTCTAATTTTTTTAATGACGATAACCTTTCAAGGGGTAATTACTGGATTGCTAGTCCTGCTCTTAATAGGGTATTTTTATCGGAGGATAATTTCAATGAAATAAGCGAAACCTTTTATACCCTTAAGGATAGGAAGATGGACAGGGTCTATCTAGAAATGGCAAAGGTGTGGGCAACAAACTCATATTGTGAAAGAATGAAAGTTGGAAGTTTGATAGTCAAAGATAAGTCGATAATATCCGACGGCTACAACGGGGCACCAACTGGATTCCCAAACGTGTGTGAAGATGCTTCTCACGTTACGCTGCCTCATGTATTACACGCAGAGGCAAATGCTATTACTAAATTGGCTAAGAGTACGCAAAGTTCGGATGGGTCTACACTTTATGTTACCGTCTCTCCATGCTTCGAGTGTTCTAAACTGATAATCCAAAGTGGAATTAAAAGGTTAGTATTCCAGGAGTTATATAGAAAACTTGAATCGCTCAAATTTTTATTTGACGCTGGAATTGAACTCATTAGGTTAAATAATAAATAGGAGGTAAAAGGAAATTACTAGGGGAATCAAAAAAATGGCAAAAGAAAAAAACATACAAATTCTAGCTGAAAGCTTCATTCAGACTAGAGGAGAGAGGGAATTCAAGTACCTCTACGAAAGAGTAAAACCAGGGGTATTAAATCATTGTTACGGTATTTTGAAAGACTTTGAGCTAGCGGAGGATGCTTTCCTTAATGCTATGTCGAAGGTCTGGCAAAAGATAGAACAATATGATAGCGAGAGAGGGAATTTTTCTACGTGGTGTTACAACATTGCTAGAAATGAATCTCTACTTTTGCTAAAAAGCAGAAAAAGATATATTTCTCAATCTTCTGAAGAGATGGAATACACTTCTGCAAAGGCAGAAGAAAAGAACAGATCATATGACATTGAAGACGATCCTCTTTGGGATTTCCTTTCGGGAGGTAGCGATATAGATGATGTATATGAGCAAGTAATAGACGAAATTAAGGAACTTCCGGATATCTATCGTGATATAATGATCGATCGTGAAATAAATGGTATGAAATACAAAGATATTGCTATTAAATACGATATAAAGAAGAGATCAATTGCTACAAGAATTAGAAGAGCTCGTACTAAGATCAGAAAGAAGATGGAGGATGCTATGGGTAAATCTGATTTCAAATAAATGATGGGAAGAATTCTAGCTATTTTTAGGTTATTAAAAATTCTTAAGGAATTAAGGGTTTATTACCAATACAGGATTTCTGTATATGACGAGAGCATTAATTCCCCCATCTGGACAAGGTTAAGACTCAGGAAGGATTGGTTAAGAAGAATTTATACGGTAGTAAACTTACCTCCTGAGGTTACTATGTCACGTGAATTTCCCGTAGATGCTAGACCTGCTTATGTGTTCGAAGAACTTAAGCCCGTAAACGACTATCTCACTAAACTTAATCTGCAGGAGGTTCTTACCCCAGTTCTTAAACCTATACCAGAGACTAATGGGGATTCTTATTTAGTTATCTATTATTTCTTTTTTAGGTACCTTTCATGGATATGGATATTTAGATTTATAACAGAGGTAACACTGGTTACTTTATGTGTGTTGAACTGGAATGCAATTATAACTTACTTAGGAATTGTTTGATTTAGAAAATACAAGGAAGGATTACCAGAAGAAGCTAGATATTTTCAAAGACTCGAAGTTTATTTTCAACGAATCTGCTCACACGTATCATTTCGAGGGTATTAAGTATGATTCTGTAACAACATATCTAAAAAAATTCAAAGTTCCCTTTGATCGTGAATATTGGTCTAATCGTAAAGCTGAAGAAAGGGGAGTAGATGTTTCGGTTATTAAAGCAGAGTGGCAGGGTAAAGCTGATGTTGCTAATGCTCTTGGAACTAAAGTACATAAGTGGATTGAAGATTATTGGATGGGATTAGATCCTGAAATGCCAGAGGATCCTGAGGTAAGGAGTAGGGTTGAAAAGTTTATATCTCTTAAGGAAGAAAGATTTGGAGAACTTGTTCCTCTTGAATCTGAGCTTAAAGTATTTTCTAATAAATGGAGGCTTGCAGGAACCGTTGACCAACCTTTCTTAATGTGGGATAAAAAGGAGAAAAAGCTTTTATTCCTTATTGGTGACTGGAAGACAAATAAGGAATTTAAGGACGATAAACACCCTAAGGGTAGGTTTAAAAAACTTTTACACCCATTTGCGGATCTTTATGAGAACTCACATAATGAGTATTCGATTCAAATCAGCTTATACAGACTTATTATTGAAGAGGAAACGGGATTAGAGACCCATGGTGGTTTTTTATGTCACATTGGTCCCCAGGAAAAACCTAAGTTATATCCCGTTAAGGATTTGAGGGAAAGGTTAAAGGTATATTTACAACATAATCGTGAAGATTTTGATGTTTTCAATATCTCTGAATGAAACAATATCGTTTATTAAACTAAAAAATAAAAAGCAATCAAATGGCAAACAAAAAGACACAAGGAAAGATGGTAGAGCTTGATGCAAGTGAACTAGTTGATCCAATCGGAGAAGAAGCTCTTTCTAGACTAAACGAAGGTAGAATTAAGGCAGCAGAGGAAAATCTTGAAAATGCAAAGAAAAGGGTTTCTACCAAAGTATATGCAATTCAGTTTGAATCTATGGACCATATTAACAAATTTGTTGATTTCATGGAAAATGAAGCTTCCTGGAAAGAAAAAGAATCCCTGGGTGTTATAGAAATTTGTAAAGTATTGGATAATCTCAAATCTGATGGAATAAAGAACAATATACTTTACTTACAAGCTTTGCCTTTGGAGGCAAGTCACTACTTCATCTCAAAACAAAGTGGTAAAGGATTAAAGGAGGCGAAAGAATTTATTTCTCTCTTAAAGCCTTTTGAGCAAGGATTAGAATCTGCTAAAGCAGATGCCCAAGAAATCCAGGACCTTGAAAGAGAACTCGCAGCAGCTCAGCAGGGCATTGAAATAGCCTAAAAAGGCACAAAACCATTCGAAATGAATAGGCTCCATTTGTTTGGGGCCTATTTTTTAGTGTATATGGAATAAGGTTAGATATATAGTAAAACTAAAATTGTAAATAATCATGGTACAAAAAATTAAAGATAACTTTCAATTCATCGTTTTAGGGTTTTTAGTGATTGTCTTTTTCAGACAATGTGGAGTAAATCGCGATATAGATAGAATTGAAAAGGAGCTTAAAGCTTCTAACGCTGAGCTTAACACTAAATTAGATTCAATCAATACACTAACTAAGGCTGAAATTAGGCACGAGATGAATCAGGTAATGTTCCAATTCCTTATTTATGAAGATGACTTTGATAAGAAAAGGATTTCTCTGTCTGAGATAAAAAACAAATTAGAAGCAAGTGAAGAGTAAATCAAAACTCGTTAATGGCTTTATCATAACCACCTTCGTTTCTTTGTATTTGATGGTGTCTGTGATATCTACCATTCACGTTATTGACTTTTTTAAACTATCCAACCCCACGTGGTTGGCAATTTCTTTGGCAATAGCTTTTGAGGTTGGTGCTGCAGCATCTCTTGCCTCTTTAATTGTAATGGAAAAAATGAACAAATCCCTTGTTTGGTTCCTATTTATTCTGTTGACCGCAATGCAAGCCATGGGGAACACATACTATGCATTCGTTAATCTGGGTGACTATACTTCTTGGTCTGAATTATTTGGATTGATAGAGGAGGAAGAGATATTCCAAAAGAGGATACTCTCAATTGTATCTGGTGCTATTCTTCCTATAGTAGCATTAGGGTTTATTAAATCACTTGTCGATTATATTAAACCAGATAGCGAGGAAAAACTTCAAAACGAAGATTCTGGTATCGAAATGGAGGATGCTGTAGATCTTGGTGATGATATAAGCGAGCCTTTAATCTATGATTCCTCTTATGAAATGAGCAACATTCCTGGTGGAAAAATGGAATTAGAAAATAGCTTAAATGAAAACGACGAAATTGTTGAGGATTTTTACGGGTCAGAGTCTATTGTTACAGCAGAAACATCAGGATCTGAAAAAAATGAAGAGACCATAAAACCAATTGCAGATAGCAATGTTGAGATAGTAAATGCAAACGCAAACAAGAGGATTAGACCAAAAGTTGTTGCTATGCCAGAAAATCCTGACATAAACCCCACTAGACTTTAATATGAGCGCAAACATAGGTGATAACTTGGAGATTTTCGGTGGAGGATCTAGTGTAGGTGGCACAGGATCAGGTACTCCTTTTGGCTATGGCGACAGCAATAGTGCATTGACTACTGGACAATCCGGTCCGTTTGACACCAAGTATACCCTAATTGCTAACACCCCTGGTTCTTTGAAGAGGGTAAATCTTACTTTCTCAAATTATAATGATCCACACGAGGTAAGAATATTCCAAACCTCTATGAATGTTACATATCAAGCAGACATAGAAGAAAAGCTTGACCTTTCCGAATATTTTCACCCACTACAGTCTTTTTCTGGTTACCAGAAACAAACTTTTGTAATATCACCGGATTCTTCAATTAACCTTGATCCTGGTGATTATGATACCACTTTGGGAGAAGTGAGCTTACTACTTGCTAGAGCAAGGTATTATGCAGATGCTGAGGAGGATCAAAGGCTTTTATACTGGCATTATAATAGCGGATTAAGATACGTTATGTCAGATGTGATGATGCTAACCGGACAAGTTAAACCTGATGCTTCTTGGAAAGGATGGCAAACTTTGCCTGATTTAGAAGATCAGGTTGGATATACAGGAGCAGCTACTGGTGGATTTGTATTTTCAAATCCAACTGAATATCCAGTTAAGCTAACAATATTAACAGCAAGCTAATGGCAACCAGACCTATCATATGTCCTCCACAACCTATAGATGGATTCCTTTTTAGAAAGGACAAATTCGTGCTTGAGGAAGATTACAACATAACAAATTTCATAGATTTTAGTGATCTCCAGGATGAAGTTATATCATATTCAAGACTTAGAGTAACACTTAAAAGAAATAAAAGTGTAAAGATAAGCCAAACAGACATAGGTGATGAAAATGGATTCGTCAAATGGATAGCAGTGAAGGTTAAGTATCCTGCACCAAAAGACCCGGTTCTTTTTGGGTCCCAGACACCAATTATACCTGGTGTTCCAACTCCTACCAATGGAACTCCACAGGTGAAGAAATATATTTATTGGACATATAGGAATAATACCTATAATGTAGGAGAATTAATGATTTTAACCGGTGGAAAGCTAGGTTCCACTGATTCTGAAAAAACTGGATGGAATCTAAGTGAGGATTTTTTACCTTATGAGGATGGAGGAATCACATTCAGCAACCCACACACCGACATTGACGTAAAGCTTGAAATTATTATAGCGAGATAATTTTTCCAAAAAACCTGGATTGGTTGGAATATATAATGGAAAAGTTTCAATATCGCAGGTGTGATATATAAAAAGCAAAAAAACACAAGTAGAATGGACTTACTTAATCAATTAAAAACTCTTAGGGAAACAACCACTAATCCTGAGGTTAAATCGATTTGCGAATCCCACATTAATAAAATACAAAATGGGGAATCTGTAAATGAATCCGCAATCCTTGAATCTGTTGACCAGGTAGTAAAGGAAAGCGAAGGCGAAACCGCTGCAAACCCTATCGAAATGCTAAGACAGCAAGAAATAGAAAGATCTAAATCAGCAGCTCAAAGGCTAATGGAGTCTTGGGGTGGAATTGGATCTAATTCTTCTAGAAATTCAGGATCTTATGTAGATGGTAAGAAAGAAGATACTGCGGAGGTTACTAATATTTCAGAGAGTCTTAAAGAGGTAGCAGAAAAGGATCCTTCAGCTAAAGCATTCCTCGATTCACAGGCAGTTAACAACCTTGGCGTTTATGAGTCTATTCTATCTTTAAAAGGAACAGGTATTTATGAACATCCAAATGTTAAGATACTTTGTGAAAAGTTCACTCACCTTCTAAAGAATAATAATACCCCTGAATTTTTATTAGCAGAGGCATTTGTCCAAGAACTACAAAACTTCAACTGGGATAACAAAGTAAAAGCTGCTGTAGAAGCAATTAAGGAAAATATTGCTTCACTTAGACCTGAAATTGAGGTTTCAAAAGCTTTATATTCTATCGAAAAGAACGCTGGTTCTGATTTTTATTCGCCAGTAACAGAATCTCTGAATAAGTGGTTGATATCAGAGAATAAGTCCGTTGCACTTTTGTCCAAAGAGATCTCAAGATGGTCTTTCAACCCAACGGTAAGAAATCTTGTGAATACGCTTTCTCTAATGGAATCTTCAGAGTCTAAGCTAAGTATTCCTGTAAACAACGGAAATTCTTCGGTGAGGAAAGTTTATTCTCCAGTTCATGTTGCTGGTGGCAAAACTGTATTTACTATTGGTAACAACGTATTTGAAGGTAACTCTGAGGGAATCAAGAGACTTTCAAATGTTGAATATGCTTCTCTACCAGAAGAGTTTAGATCTTTGCTAGAGTCATTCTATTCTCCGATGGTTAAGATAAATGAGAGTGGTTTAAGTTTCTATGTTGGAAACAGCAGCTTTAAGATAGTGGAAGAGTCTGATTCGGTATCAATATATTCTAGGGATAATAAGATTAACTTTAGTGACAAAACTCAGCTGGCTAAGCAGATAGCTCTAGAAATATCTGGAAGCTTAGGAGTTAACGAATCAAAAGCGGTTTCTGACATAATTAACCTTTATGAAAACTTCTCAAATGTTGTTGAACTTGATTTTGCTAAAAGATTAGAGTCTAAAGTTTTCGAAGGTGTAGCAGTAAACTTGATTAAATGGAACTCAAACCTTTACCTCAACAGGATCAATGAAGGTATGAATGAGAATTCCTTATTCCAAGTAAACGGTACACAAGCTACTTCGATGGTTAAGGATCTGATGAAATATGATATTTCTGAAGGACTAACGGAGTTCTTGGATGGAGAGAACAGGATTAAGTCAATTATGCTTAATGACAGAAAGCAAATTATTGATAACATCGCTATCGTTGAAAACGAGATTAACAAAATCTCACAAGCAATGTCTACAAACCCACTTTATGAAAATTCTAAAGAAATGGTAAGAGCTAAGCATATGCTTGAGCAAGAACTATCTTCTCTTAGAAAAAAATGGGCAGCAGTTAATGAAGAGATCGAAAAAATAGAATCTTCTTCTGTTGAGGTAGAAGAGATAAACGAGGATCAGAAATTCAATGTTGGTGATTACGTAAAAGTTAAAGAGTCTGGAAATACTGGAAAGATTATTTCTATGGATAGCACATCTGGATCTTACACTGTTTTGATGGATAATGGAAGAACCGGTGATTTCAGAATGGATGAGATTGTTGATATTGAAGAAGCTTTAAAATCTGCTGGTGAAGAAAATCAGGAAGCTGATGAAACCCAGGAAGATGTTAAAGAGAACGAATCACCAATTGAAACTTCTGAGGAAATTCTAGAGGATACTTTAGAAGAGTCTTCTCATGATATGGCAGTAGCTCCAGAGAACAAAACAGCATCTGAAAAGGATAAAACTCCAGCCGCTACATTAAAAGCAAATACCTCTGAGGCACCTTCGTCTAAAGATCAAGACGAAGATGGTAAAAAGGACATTGAAAAGGAAGATCATGCTAATTTGGAAGAAGCACCTGAAGGAATTGAGAAAGGGACTGATTATAGTGTCAAGCTTAAAGACTCTTTGGTAGATGAGGTCGGATATAACGTAAACGAAAATACCGAAGAAGTTGAGTCGGCTGACAACGAAATGTCTTCAGCACCTGCGGAAGGAAATTCAGAGTTATCTGAAAGAGACGTTGAAAACACAGATCAGCAATTAGCTGAAGCCCCAGGCGGAAGATCTCATGCTGATTATGATGTAAAATCTGTTAAAGGTGAAGAGTCAAACCCAGATATGGTAAAAACAGACCCAGATATGGCATCTGCTCCTGGTGACGGTACAGATAAAGAATTACACCACGAAATTAGTGGAGAGATGGGATATAACCTTGATGAAGCGGATGACGTGGAAAAAACAGACCAGCAATTAGCAGTTGCTCCTGGTGGTGAGCACAAAGCAGAATATGATGTTGAAGTAGCTAAGGCAGAAAAAGCAGCAGCTGATATCATGAAAACCAACCAGGAATTAGCAGAAGCACCAGCAGCTGGCACTGATGCTGAAACAGATGTAGAGGTTAACACAGAAATGGGATATAACCTTGACGAAAGCGAAGAGTCAAAAAAAAACTAAGAAAAATACTTAGTAAAGTTTGGGCTTTTGCTCCTACTGGAGAGGAACAATCTGAATCACCAGAGCCTTTCGTTGATAATATCAAAGACAAAATGAGCGTCGCCCCAGATGGAAAAGAACCTACTGGGGACACGCTCATTTCTTCTGAAGATGGGACCGAAGAGGATAAGGTTTAGACCGAAACTAACCTCGAGGTTTAAACTAAAAATAATACAAGTGTAAAGGTTATGGCAAAGGCTTACGTAAGAAATAAAGATCTGATGGCTGCAGTATTAGAGTCAAAAGAAAAAGGAGAACTTACTTCAGAGACTATAGAGATGTTTGGTCTTATGGTTCAGGGTATATCTAAAAAGATGGCATATAGGGATCCCGAAGACAAAGCTGATTGTATGGCTTTTGCAATGGAGGATCTTTGCAAATATTGGAATAGATTCAATCCAGAAAAATCAAACAATCCGTTTGCTTACTATACACAAATAGCAAAAAATGGGTTTGCTAAGGGGTGGAAAAAAATACATCCTCCGAAGGCACCTAAAACAATACCATTTTCATATATCACTGGAGACGACAATACGTATAATGTGTAAGAATGCCAGATATAAAGAAAATAAAACCCAATGGGGATTATAAATCTGGACTGTATGTACCACAGAACCCAGATAAATATATCGGTGATGTTCACAATATAATATGTAGGTCCTCTTGGGAATTTAGATTCTGTCGCTATTGTGACAATAACGATCGCATCTTGAAATGGAGCTCAGAGCCAATATCAATTCCTTATTACAACCCTCTTGATAAAAAAGAGCACCAGTACCATGTTGATTTTTACATGCAAGTGCTAAAGGACGATGAGCAAACTCAGGATTGGATTATTGAGGTAAAACCAGAAAAGCATTTTAAGAAACCTATTCTTGAGGGTAATAGTACTTTAAAGAAGTTAAAGTCTTATAATCACAAGATGCAAATTTGGATTACCAATCAGGCTAAATTCAAAGCAGCTCAGAGGTGGGCAGATGCTAGGGGCTATAAATTTGGTGTGGTTGATGAGAATTTTTTATTTAAGAGCAAGTGAAATCCTTTGAAGATCAAATAAAGGATCTAAGGTCCCAATATTCGTCAATAGCACAACTATCCTCTGAATCCAACACTTACTTCAAAAAAAGGTATGGACCTGGAGGTGAAGGAGGGACTTTGGATTTTAATGGAAATTTTATACCTGGTAAGATCTATACTTGTGAATATAAAACAAAAACAAGAATATCCGATAAAACCCCTTTTATAGACAGATCTCCGATATTCATCTTTATGAAGAAGGAGAGATATAAGGGTTCCGAAATTCTAATATCTGTTGATCTAAATGTTATTCCACCTGATTATAGGGGAAATATTATGTTTAAACTATGGGATCAGTACTCCTCATTATTTAAAGACAACTCTAAATTACCATACACATCTCAAATACCTATTACTAACATAACAACTTCTTTTAATAGATTACTTGCTGGAACTGGGTTTCAAACAGCGTTAACTGGATTCAAAAGGGAATATGCTGATAATATTAAGGTAGTTGACTATAAAGATTGGGTAAGAATTCCATACCTTTCTGATTTTATAATAGAGGGTCAATCTACTAACGGGATATATAATGATTATAGATCGAAATTAAATGCTTAACATTTAGTACAAAAACTAGATTACAAAATTGTAAATGGCCGGATTTAACGAAAACCAAGAAGGAAGCCCGATATTCCAAAGAATCAGAGAGTCTGTAAAGTCCCTCAGTAACTTTGGTATGCGTTATGGCGACATGGTGATTAAGAATTCCCAGGCAATCGGAACTACGGAGGCTGAATTCATGAAGAGGCAATCTGTCGATGACGAAAGTTTGCTATATTCATTAGGCCGACAAGATACCACAACAAGGCAGTTTATTGGTTATTACGATAAGGATTATGCAGGTAAGAGGGATTATCTTCGAAAGTTTGCACTTAATCCTGAGATAGAATACATTCTAGATACTGTTTGTGATGAATCTATAACTTTTGACTCCTATAATTTCTTTGCGTATCCAGCTTTCCTGAACCTTACTGATGTTAAAGATAAAGTTAAGGATAGAATACAAGAGAACTATAAGAAGCTTTACGACATGTTTGGCTTCACTGATGATATTACTGCCTGGCAGTATTTCCGCCAATTGATGGTAGACGGATTCTTAGCCTTTGAGATTGTTTATGATGATAAGGGTAAGGGAATAATTGGGTTTAAAGAACTTGATGCTACAACACTAATGCCTTCGGTCGAAAAACAACCTGATGGTACTTATTTAAATGTTTGGTATCAATATCCAAAGGACATCAATAAGAGGAGAATGCTTTATGATTCCCAGATTATTTACATATCCTTTGCTAAAGGTAATACGGTTTCAAGAGTTAGCTACGTTGAGAGACTAATAAGACCTTACAACGTACTAAGAATAATTGAATATACCAGGGTTATTTGGTCTGTAATGAATGCTTCATTTAGAATGAAGATGACTGTTCCTATTGGTTCTAGATCTCCCCAAAAATCTATGCAAACCTTGGGCGAGCTTATGAGCATTTATAAGGAGGACATTAGATTTAATGATGAAAGTGGTGAATTAACAGTAGATGGTAGACCCAAGATACAATTCTATAAGAATTACCTTATGCCTTCTGGTGTCAACGGTACACCAACTATAGAGCCCATTAATAATGCTGGTCCTAATTTAAATGATCCGCAGCCGCTTGCTTATTTTTATGATAAACTTGTCCAAGAATCCAAAGTACCTTTTTCCAGATTCCAAGGTCCTGATGGTGGGTCTATTGGAAACTATTCAAACGGAGCAGAGGGACTTGACAAGGAGGAAATAAGATTTGGTAAGTTCATAAGTAGACTGAGGTCAATCTTCCAAGATATCCTGGTTAAGCCACTATGGATACAAATGTGTAAGGATTTTCCCGAACTTGAGAAAGATTATCTATTTAAGAGTCAACTTGGTCTTGAATATGTTTCTGACAATCCTTTCAGAGTCAATCAGGAAATTGAAGCTATGCTTAAGAAAAAGGATCAAATCGATGGAATGTATGGGTTAATTGACGATTCTGGTGAACCTTTTTTCTCTCTTGCATATCTTATAGAATCTCATTTAGGAATGAATGCTGATGACATTAAAGCTAATAGAGAAGCAAGAGAAAAAAGGAAAGAGGAGGAAGCTAAGAAAGCGAAAGAAGAAGGTGCTGAGCCGGAAGAAGAAGGTGCTGAGCCGGAAGAAGAGTCTCCAGCAGAAGAAACACCCCCTCAAGAATAAGAAATAGAAGATGGCAGGTTTTTTAGATTACGTACAGGAACGATCCTTTTTAGGCAACCTTTATAAGAATTTGTCTAAGATAGGCAGATTTGGGATGGAGTACGAGGATATGGTTATTCGTAACTCTCAAGCTGTTGGTGCTACTGAATCTAATTTTTTTAATGAGCAAGGTACCGGGTTTACCGAGAATAATGCATTCTATTGGACGCTAGGATATCAGGATACAAAGGTAAGAAAATACATTGCTTACTTTGATAAGGACTATTTAGGAAAAAGAGACTTTCTGAGAAAGTTTTCATTAAATGGTGAGATTGATTTTATTCTCGATACACTAACTGATGATGCTATAAACTTTGATGATAAGAACTTTATTGGTTACCCCTCTCTTGCAAACATAGACATCAAGCCAGAGTTGGTTGATAAGATAGATGATGTTTATCGAAATATTTATATGCTTTTTGGCTTTCAGCAAGGTATAACAGCATGGCAGTATTTTAAGCAATTCCTAGTTGATGGCTTCTTAGCCTTTGAGATAGTGTATTCTACTGATGGAAAGAAAATTGTTGGGTTTAAAGAACTTGATCCCACATCTTTACAACCCGCTACTGAACCACAGCCAAATGGTGAGTTCCAACAAATTTGGATACAATATCCGGAGGACAATAAGATGACTCGAAAACTGAAGAGTGAGCAGGTCATTTATATTTCGTATGCAAAGGGAAATACGATTTCTAGAGTAAGCTATGTTGAAAGGTTGATTAGATCCTATAACATTTTAAGGATCATGGAAAATACCAGGGTTATTTGGAATGTGATGAATGCCTCTTACAGACTTAAGTTTGTTATCCCAGTTGGTTCTCAGTCTCAACAAAAAGCCATGCAAACTCTCGGGCAGCTAATGTCTGTTTATAAGGAAGAGATGGAAATAAACGATTCATCTGGCGAACTAACTGTAAATGGTAGACCAAAGGTTCAATTCTACAAGAATTATCTTTTCCCGGAAAAGGACGGACAATCCCCACAAATAGAGACGTTAGATCCGAATGGCCCTGATTTCAATGTAATGGACAATGTTCTTTACTTCTACAATAAATTAAAACAGGATTCCAAAATTCCTTATGCAAGGTTCGCTAATAGAAATGGAACACCTGCTAATTACCAGATAAGCATAGATCAATTAGAAAGGGATGAAATAAGGTTTGAAAAATTCCTTACCAGACTTAGATCAATTTTCCAAGAGATATTGGTAAAGCCATTGTATATTCAGATGTGTCTTGATCACCCGGAGTTAGCTAAGGACAGGAATTTCAAATCCAATCTTGGATTAAGCTACACGAGGGAGAACATGTTTGAAGAATTTATCCAACTTCAGAACTATACCAAGAGAGTGCAGTTTATAAACGACCTTGGAGAGATGAAGCAGAAAATAGGGGAAGAGGAAGAATCCTATTTCGACAAAGACTTCTTAATAAAAAGATACCTTGGTTTAACCGTGGACGAGTACAAGAAGAACGAAAAATACAAAGAAATCGAATCTAAAATAGCCGAGGAAAAAGCTAAGAGTCAAGAATCTTCAGGTGGTGACGAAGGTGGTGAGTCATTTACCCTCTAATTATTAGTTAGATGCATCTAAAAGAAAGATTAGCTTCAAAGACCATATTGGTCGTTGGTGATATTATTCTGGATCACTACATTTATGGTAAAGTTTATAGGGTTTCCCCAGAAGCTCCAGTTCCTGTTGTCCTTAAGGATAAATCTACATATTGTTTAGGAGGATCAGCTAATGTTGCCCAAAACATAACATCCTTTGGAGCAAAATGTTATTTACTTGGGGTAGTTGGTGAGGATAGTACTGCTATAAAAATTCATAACCTTTTATCTGAGAAAGAGGTCCTACCAATGCTTGTAAAAGACCCTTCGAGACCAAGTACGGAAAAAACAAGAATTATTGGGAATGGTCATCAGATAGTAAGAATAGATTCTGAAGTTGATGTTAATGTCTCTGAAGAAATATCAGATAAGGTATTTGAAATGTTCATGTCTATAGTGGAAGACCTGGATGGTGTAATTATTCAGGATTATGGTAAGGGATTGCTCAGTAGATCTTTGGTTAAAAGGATTTTACAAGAGACTAAGGAAAGAAACATACCAACACTTACTGATCCCAAGGATAAAGATTTTTCTAAATATACAGGATCTGATTGGATTAAGCCAAATTTCTTAGAATTTAAGGATTCCCTTGGCATTCCTTCAAACAGATCTTTGGATTCTTTGGATGTTATAAAGTTAATTGACGAACTTAAGCAAAAATTTAACCTAAGCAGTGTACTTTTGACACTCTCTGAAAATGGGATGATTGCAAGGTCTAAGTTTGATTTTGAATCTATTGATGGTATCCAGATAGAGGTAACTGATGTTTCCGGTGCTGGTGATACGGTAAGTGCTGTTTTTATGCTTCTTTTATCCAGTAATATTTCTCTTAAGGATTGCTTAAGAATATCCAACCTTTCTGGATCTATCGTTTGTCAAACATCTGGGGCTATTCCGATTGACATTAATACCCTATTCTCTACCTTGCATAAATACTCTTGGATTGTGAGTGATAAAACGGGGGAACCAGTTCTCCTATAATTATTTTTTTAGTACGTTCCATTTAGTTATATTTGTAGTATAATCATATAATATGAAAAAGGAACTCGAGATTTTTATCCAAATAGAGAGCCAATCTGGAAACGGATCTCAAAAGATAAAGCAGGATTTAATATCTGACAATTTGTCGGAAAAAATGGAATATCTGTTGGATGTTTGTTTTAATCCATTTGTTACTACAAAGCTTCATAAGATTAATCTAATAGAATATACTCCAGGAAGAAAGTATTCAAAGGATCCTGATGAATTTTGGAATACGTTTAAGGATTTGGTCGAAGAACTTAAGCAAGCACCAGCAGCTAATGATTCTCTTAGACAAAGGGCGGAAGATTTGATAGATCATACTTTTTCGCCGGATACTGAGGAGGATATGGGAATTAGAAAGATGCTTATGAAAGTCCTTACAAAAAGGATGAACATTGGTCTTGGAGCTAAATTAATTAATAAAGCTGTTGGCAGGGAATTGGTCCCAGATCCTTCGTTAATGCTAGCCACTGATAAACAAGAGGAAATTGAAAAGTGGGATAAAATTTATTGTGAAGAGAAATATGATGGGGTTCGTGTTATTGCAATGATGAATCCTGACACCTCATTTTCATTTTACACCCGTGCATTCAACGAACTTGACTCATCGAAGCTTAGTAACATTTCTAGGGATTTGTCTGCTATTTCAAAGAAAGCTGGCCACAGTTCTATTTTTTACGATGGAGAGCTAACTGACTTAAATAGAAAGTCTGTCTCTGGAAAAGTGACACAGATTCTTAAAGGCACAGCCCCAGACGATATAGATGCAAACTTCCTTTTTAATGTGTTTGATTTAGAGGATAGCTCAACACTTGAAAAGGGTAGGGGCTCTGTCCTTTATACGGAGAGAAGGAAGAGATTGGCTGAAACCTTAGATCTTCTCCCACCAGTATCAAACATAAAACTAGGCCAGATGTGGGAGGTTGGTTCTATGGAGGATACTTTGGTTATCTACAAGGATATTGTTAACCAGGGTGGTGAGGGTGTTATATGTAAGAACGATCATCTTTATGAGTGTAAAAGAAGCAAAAGTTGGATAAAGCTTAAAGAGGTTAATGATTGCGATCTCGAGGTTGTTGGCTGGTATCCAGGTGAGGGAAAAAGAGAAGGTTTTATAGGTGGGTTAGTATGTACTGATAAATCTAAAACCCTCAACGTAAAAATTGGTGCTGGATTTACTGACAAGGATCTAGAAATACTAAGTGCAAACCCAGATGACCTGGTAGGTAAGATTGCAGCTGTACAGTATAACGTAACAATTACTGACAAGTATGAAAATCGAAGTTTATTCCTTCCAAGATTCATAGAAATAAGGAACGATAAATCTGACCCAGACGACATGTCTAACTTGTTCTAAATGGGAAACTTAAGGCTCTTTTTTCTGTACAAGAATAAAGAGCTTTTTTATGATAGACCAACTCCTTACTGAGAAGTTAAGACCTAAAGAAATCAGGCATATGATCTTACCCGATAGGATCAGGTCTTTGTTTGATAATAAAGGATTAAACCACAATGTTTTATTGGCTGGATCCCCAGGGTGTGGTAAGACAACCTTAGCTAAGATTCTTTCTAATGATCTCCCACACATTTTTATCAACGTTTCTGATGAGAGTTCAGTAGATACCATCAGGACTAAGATAAATGACTTTTGTTCTACCATGAGCATCATGGATGGTAAGTCTTCTAAAAAAGTCGTTGTCCTTGATGAGTTCGATGGAGCGTCTGACCAATTCTACAAAGCTCTTCGGGGAACAATTGAAAAGTTTGCTTCCAACACTAGATTCATAGCTACCTGTAACTGGCTTAACAAAGTACCAGATGCTATTCAGAGCAGGTTCGAGGTAATTAACTTTGATCCAATAAATCAGTCTGAAGAAGAGAAAATTAGGACAGAGTGGAGATCTCGCATCAAGCTTATTCTAGGAAAGCTTTCTATTTCAATAGACGATGCTTCTCTTGATGAGTTTGAGAAGGAGTACTTCCCAGATCTTAGATCCTCCCTTAACCGGATCCAATCGTGGGTAATTGAAGGAGTTAAAGAGATCGACATTTCGAGGGTTCGTGATTCTGGATGGTCTTATGAGGATCTATACAATATGATATTTACTTCTAAAGACCCAATAGGCAACTACCAAGTTATAGTTGGACAATATTCATCTAAAGTTGATGACGTAATGGCAGCGCTTGGTGAAGAGTTTGTCCAGTGGATAATGAAGAATAAATCATCCCACGCAAACATCATACCTGCAGTGGTAGTAGAAGTTGCTCATCATCAAGCCCAAAGACAATTGGTAATTGATCCCGTTGTTAGCTTGCTTTCTTTAATTTTTAAAATACAAAAACTTATAGACTAATGGACTTATTACCAGAAGAGATTAGAAAAAACACATACCTCTATAAGTTTTATAAAAGAGGTGAAAAAGCAATGATGTACGAGCAAATAGAACCTGATACTGGTATCACTGTTGCTTATGAAGTGTTTAAGAGAAAAATAGATAAGCCAAAGGTCGTTTTTGGAATCGAATTAAACGAGAGAGAAATCTTTCCTGGTAATGAGGATTTTGGAAAATGGGCTTGGGCCATTTCTGACGAGCAGAGAGCATTGAAAAGGTTTGATGCTATAGAGAATCAAGTTGATGAATAGACAAGGATTAATATTTTTTCTGATTATTGCATTAGCACAGTCCGGTGCATGGTTTCAGCAATTTTCCCAAATAAGATGGGTGTGGTTTAAAAACAACACCTGGTTTAATATTGGTGTTCTAGGAATTCTACTTTCTATCTTATTTGTTTATGGAGCTAAAATAGGATACACTGCATGGGAAAGTGTGTGGAAGGTTAGATTAATACAATTTTCAATAGGTGCTTTCGTAGTATCTTTTTGGAGCTGGATCATTCTTGGAGAGGGGGTAAACTTAAAAACTTTTGTCTGCTTGCTTCTTGCATTAATGATTATACTTATTCAGGTTTTTTGGAAGTAATATGAAAAGGCTTATAATTATAGGAAAGGGCGGGTCTGGTAAGGATCATCTAAGGAAGATTTTGCAAGATAGGGGTTTTAAATACTGTGTTTCCCACACTACCAGACCACCTAGAGATGGAGAGGTAAACGGTAAAGATTACCATTTCATTTCTGTTGATGCAGCTAATCACGAGTTTATACGTGCTGGAAATTTTTACGAGTATGTAATTTTTAATGGATGGATTTATTGTACATCCCTTAAAGAATTTCACTCGAGTAATCTTTTTATTATGACACCTTCCGGTCTTCTTTCTATGAAGCCTGCAGACAGGAAAGAATCTATTGTGTTATACCTGGATATTGATGAGAGAACAAGAAGATCTAGACTATCCAAAAGAAACGATGCTGATAAACTTGAAAGAAGGTTAGAAGCTGATTATAATGATTTCAAGGACTTTAAGGATTACGATTTTAGAATCACAGACCCTTTCTTCAAGGACCTGGGTGAATGGGGAAATTTAAATTTTTATCAAAATGATTAACGTACTTATAGACGGAAATTACATATTCCACAAAACATTTGGGGTATTTGGTGGATATGGAAACAAAAATCCAATGGATATTCTTGGTACAGAAAGTGAACAATCCATGTTTATCCGTAAAATTTCTACGGACCTTACTTCATCTTTAAGATCTATTCCTACTGGGGGTAGGCTAGTCTTTACAGTAGATAGCAGAAGTTGGAGGAAGGATGTTGAGATCGAGGGTGGAGGATATAAATCCAATAGAGTTAGGGATGATGAGGTTGATTGGAGCGTATTTTTTAACCTCTTAAATTCTTATGGCGAACATTTAGAAGACATGGGATTTGTATTTTCTAAGGTCAATGGAGCTGAGGGTGATGACCTTCTTTACTTCTGGGCTGATTATTTAAACACAAAGGGAGAAAATTGCATTATAATATCTGGTGATAAGGATTTACACCAACTTGCCAGGTGGAATAAAAATAACTGGACAATTGTCTGGAATGCTAATTCGAAAAACAATATTCTCTCCGTTCCGCGGGGGTGGGAAGATAAGTGGTTAAATAAATCATCGGAGGCTTCTATTTTTGATATGGGGAGCGTAATGGATCCGGATAAGGAGAAACTTAAGGAATTCAGTAAGAAGGTAGAAGTCAATGAGATTATCCCTAGGGATTTTGTGTTTATAAAAATGTTGGTTGGTGATAAAGGTGATGCTGTCCCTGGAATTTGGGAAGTCCAAAGTGGATCAAGGACTCAAAGAATTACACCGAAAAAAGCAGAGTCCGTTTTAGAATCCCTACAAACAACTGAATGGGCAACTTTGCCATTTTCGGATTTAATAGAAAATAATGATTTCTTAGAATGGACAGCAGGATATTGCCTAAGATTACTCAAGGACATTGATAATAAGGAAAATAGGGAAAAGGCTGCTAGTAATTTAAAAAGAAACTATCAGCTAATGTGGCTTGATAAAACAGTAATACCGACAGGAGTAATAGAAGGAACTTTGGAGGAATTAAAGAGAGGAATATCTCTGCCAAAAAAATCTATAACTCTTGATAGGGTAAAAATTATAGAGGGCACCAGCTGGGTAAGCTCACAAGGTGCTCCTAGTCAATTTGACCCATTTAAAGATTTTAACTAATGGAGCTATTTGACGTAATAAAAACAATATTCAAAAAGGATAAGGATTGGGACAAGGTTTCAAGGAATGATAAGGTAAGGAACTTTTTCATGATTAATAGAATCATGTCCGTGCAATTTCCAATTCAAGCACAACAATTTAATCACACAAAAGTTTTACCTAGACCTGTTGTAGATTGGTGGCATGCTACCCTAAGCAAGCATTACACAAAGATGCCAGGATGGATTTTTACAAAAACTAAAAAATCCAAGAACAATACTGTTTCCACATTAGATTATGAAGCAGATCCCCTGGTTGAAAGATTCATACTCAATAGATTTGAAATCTCGAAGAGGGAGCTTTCTGACCTTAAGAAATTTTATCCTGAAAAATATAAGGAGTGGGTAGAATCCATTAAGGAGCAAATTGATATGACAAAGAAGTAAGCTTGATATATAGCTTATACTTTCCCTAATTGATTTAATATGAGACAAGACTTTAGAAAGCTTATAGACAAGGTACTTCAAAGCTTAGATTGGGATACAATTTACGAAATACACAAAACATTCAAATTCGGTATTGGTGAAGGAAGTGAGGTAATTCCAGGTTTAAAAAGAAAGATATACAGTGAACAACTCACTAAAAATGACGTCAAGAACGAGCTTAAAGCCCTTTTAAGGTTCGTCATAAACAATGACATTTCTAAATTTTCTTACGGGCCTTGGATGCTGCTTTGGTTTAATCAGGACTGGGACATTATTTTTGAGGATCCTGAAATGGATGAGATGACAGAGGCAGAGATGGACGAATTCAAGGTAGACTCTAAATTGGAGGTTTTATTTGCCCCTCAGAGAATATGTTTAAGTGTTGACGCAAGGCCTGAACAGAAAGGGGATGAGCTCTCAAATGAGGAAATGATACTAACCAAGATGCTGAAGAAAGCTTTGAAGTCAGAAAATTACGAGCTTGCTGGTAAAATACAGGAGGTGCTGGATTCAAATAATTCTGAGTCCACTACAGATAAATAGATAAAATAAATCCTTCTTTTGAGGTATATTAAAACCATAAACGAATTTTTTGATACTGGGGTATTTGGCGATACCTATGGATATGGTGGTGCTAATGGTATCTTCAAGGTCCAATATAAACCATATAAAGACCTTTCTGTGTCAGTGGGACCAGATCCTAATCAAAAAAGAACGGTAAGAGGTTCCCAGTTTCAGGTTGGTGATATTGTGATCGGGGTTCCAGTAGATTCAAAGGAAAAGGTAGCAGGAATGATAGTTCGTACTGAAAGAACCCCCGATAACAAGTCATATAAGTATTTTGCACAAGTGCATTCTAAGGGGAAGGATACTGAGGAAGTTTTAGAGCTAATTCCAGATACCGTGGAATTTGCAGATAATGGTGATAAAGGTCATAAGCAAATTATATCTCATTTCAAGCTAGATACTATGCCTTCGGGTGTTTATAATTCACCAACAGTTTATAATAATACCAAACTTGGTATAGAAGCAATAGGAAGTTAGAAACTTTCACCTCTTTGCCTGCTAAAACATATTGATGATACTAGGCAGGAATCTTAATCAAATAGGATATGTTAATCGAGAATCCTCTTCAACTGCGGAGGGGACTTTTCTTTTTGCACAGGGTGTACTAGATCTCATGAAGGATAATCATGAAAAGGGAATACCCGTTACCTGCATTGAAATTCCCCAAAATTTTAATAAATTGGATTTTTCTAGTATCGAGGAGGAAAGTAGGGAATCTGATGTTATTTGGTCAACGTTCCAGTTTATAAAGTCTAATAGACATAGACTATTTTTCTTTCTCCCTAATTACTTCTTCCTTGGAAGTCAAATTGAGGGGGTGGTAGAAGAAAGTAAATCTGTGATTACCGAACTCTCTACTTTTTTAGATCAAATTGGTGTAAAAGAAACTTCTATAATTCTTAGGATAGGTAGCGCATACGGAGCTAGGAAAACTACGATGGAAAGGTTTTGTAAGGAGGTTAAGTCTCTTGGTGATACTGTTGTAGAGAAGCTTTCTGTTTGCAATGACGAGAAACCAAGTCTTTTCTCGGTGACAGATCTTTTAAGCGGTGTTTTCTATTCTGCTGGCTTGCCAATAGTTTTCAGATTTCTACCTCACCAGTTTAACAGTGGTGGACTTTCCACAAGGGAAGCTTACTTCTTGGCTGTGTCTACGTGGGTTAAAGGGAAGGTACCTATCTTTATTCATTCTGAATCACGTGAAGTTGACGAAAATGGGGTTTCCCTCTCGCCGGTACCCTCAGATACATTGTTACATAGAATACCCACTTTTGGGTTAGAAATAGATGTTATCTTAGATATACCAAGTGGTCTTCAGGGATGCTTAGTTTATCTTGCTAATTATATTTCTCTCAGACCAATGGTAATCAATAAAGTTGGCAGAAAATAATTTTTATTCAACGGCCTCTTTCCTTAGTTTTGTATAAAATCTAATTATGCCAGAATTAGCGGAATTAAAGCTTACCTCTGACTATGTAAATGGAATATCGGAGGGAAAGGTATTTACACACATAAGTAAAAACCCAGATCACAAGTGGAAGGATGTAGATTTCGGTGGGTGTTTTACAATAAGATCGTTCAGCAGAGGAAAGGAGATAAAATTAGTTCTTTCTAGTACTGAATCAAACAGGTCCGATAATTTGATGATGACAATGGGTATGGGTGGTAACTTCCAGTGGGCTTCCAAGGGAGAAAGTATAAAGCACACACACTTATTTTTTCATTGCTTAGATGGTGGTCATTTAGCTTTTGTAGATATTAGAAGGTTTGGCAAATGGAAATGGGGAGACTGGAATAAGGATAGAGGTCCAGACCCAACAACCGAATACTTTCTATTCTGTAATAATATTCTACAGAATCTGCACAAGCGTGCTTTTGATCGTCCCATTTATGAGGTTTTAATGAACCAGCGATATTTTAATGGAATTGGAAATTATCTAAGGGCTGAGATTTTATTTAGGATACCTGACGAGAATCCTTTTGTTTCTGCACGAGATTACATTGAAAAAAACAAATGGAGGCTTTTTGAACTTTGCAGGAATATTCCTATAAAGGTTTATGAAATTGGTGGTGGTACTATAAAGGATTGGAAAAACCCATTTGGGGAAGTATCCTCCGTTTCTGATCTTATGTTGTGTTACGGAAATCCTTACATGCTAAAGATTGAGGACAGAGGGGGGAGAATGTTCTGGTATGACCCAAAATGGAAAAAAATAGAATATGATAGATAAAAGAATTTTAGAGAATTGTCTCTTTTTAGATGTTGAGACTGCAACTGGCTGCCCTGATTTTGAAACCTTGTCCGAGGTGGATCCAAGATTAGCGGAACTTTGGAAAAAGAGGGCAAAATATTACAGAACTGCATACGAGGATATGAACGGTCTTGCTACTTCTGAAATTTATAAAGAAAAGGCAACCCTGGAGCCGGAATTTTCAAAGGTCGTTTGTGTGTCCTTTGGTGTTCAGCAGGAGAATGGACAGGTTCGTATGACTTCCTTTTATGGTGAGGACGAGGAAGATATTCTAAATAAGACTGTCAAGGTCTTTAATAATGCTCTTGTTAAGAACATGAAGCTTGCTGGACATAACATAAAGGGGTTTGATATTCCCTGTCTCGGTAAGAGAATGATTTACAAACTGAGTTCACCAGTTCTCCCACAAAATCTAGTTATTTGGGACAAAAAGCCATGGGAGATTCCTTATTTGGATACATCGGAGGTTTTCTCATTTGGTAGTTGGTCGCATCAAAAGTACCTTTCACTAGATCTTCTTGCTTGCTCTTTAGGAGTTGACTCTCCTAAGGGTGATATGGACGGATCTAAAGTTAGTGAAGCCTATTGGAATGATAGGGATTTTGAAAAGATTAAAGAATATTGTGAAAGGGATGTTCAAACTGTAATAGACGTCCTAAACAAAGTAGCAACATAGAATTTCCTTTTTCTATTTCCTTCTGGGATTGTTTGGATATATAAAGTCCAAATAATCCCTTTTTTGTGGGCGCAGTTTTAGATTTTAGTAGATTTGTTTTAAACGAGGATAAGATTGGTTCTTTCTATAACGATGAACTAAATCCAAAGTTCTGGGACAAATACAAAAACAAGAATGGTGAAACCCAATGGGTCTTTGATAGGCTAGTAAGAAAAAAGTTGCTTAAGATAGCCGAAGACTTTTACGAAAAATATAGCGATCTATTAGGAGATCTTCCGATTGAGGATATACAACTCACTGGATCATTAGCTAATTTTAACTATACTGATAAGTCGGATCTTGACGTTCATGTGCTCGTTGACTTCAATAAGGTAAAGTCAAAACCAGAAATGGTAAAAGCAGCAGTTGATGGAATTAGGTTTGTTTGGAATCTAAGACATGACGTTGTTATCAGAAATCATGATGTTGAGCTTTATCTCCAGAACATACACGAGCCACATACAGCTTCTGGTCTTTATTCTCTACTTAATGATAAGTGGATAAGAAAACCAAAGTTTGATCCGCCAGAGGTAGACGAACAAGATGTAAGAAAGAAGTTTGATGGATTAGCATCTGAAATTAACCAAATGGAATCCAAACTTGTTACTTCTTCATCCCTTCCCAAGGATGCAAAGGAGATGTATAAAAGGCTTATTCGGTTAAAAGAAAAGATACAGAAAATGAGAAAAGACGGACTTTCCAAGGACGGAGAATTCTCGATAGGTAACCTCGCCTTCAAAATGCTGAGAAATGAGGGATATATAAGTAAGCTCATAGATTTAATTTCAAAAGCTTACGCTAGAATTTACTCGGAGTAAAAACTTTAATTGAAAATATGTTACTAGTATTTAGAAAAGGACTGGACTATAAAGGAAGCATGAACGGCCTTCCTGAAAACCAGGACGAGAACATTTTTCCCATAATGTCAATTCCACTTGATTTAGAGGGTGAAGAAACTGATCTTAATGATTTCCAATGGTGGGCTTATACTGACAAGTGGAAGAAATGGTTGGATGCAAATCCAAGAGAATGGAAAGCTGAATCCCACGATGTTAGGTTTGATAAAGCTGAGCAAATTTTAGAGGCCATAGTAACTTCTAAAAATCCAGTTACTGAATATGTTTCTCATCAAGCTAAATCCTTATGGAACGAGGGTCAAGTTTCTTCGTTTGCGGATTATGTAAAAATATTGGAAGCAGAAGATTCTTCTGGGTCAAGAGAAGCAACAAAAAAGTTTATAAAACTAGGATATGCTATCGAAAAGCTTGCAAAAGAAGGCAAGCTTAAGGACATCTTAAATATGGATGATCTGGAGGAAGGTAAACAATATGCTGTAGTTGTTGACCCGATGACCGAGGAGGGAGATCCAGTTCAAGAGGCAAGGCAAGCTTTAAGACTAAAGAAAATTAGCGAGTCAACTGGTATCGTTGTAGCTGAGGTTGACTATAGCATTCCGTTAGGCGATGTGGAAGATACTAAGGATTTTATGGACAAGGTCGCAGAATTTGCTAAAGATGTAGCAATAGGCGGTGCAAGCCTTGCTGCTCTGTATGGTGTAGCTCAAGTGGCTGGAAGTCTTTACTTAGGATGGAGACTTTTAAAAGGAGCACGCGGTATTTATAGAAATTTTGGTAGAGCTAGGAGAATCCACGGAGCTATTTCAAGTGTAAGAGGTACAGCAGCACCTGCTTGGAACTCTGTCAGACAGTTTGCTACAAGAGCTTTTACTAGGAGAGCAGGGGCACAAGCAGTTGCAAATGCTGCTAGAATTACTTTGCCTTCTGGTGCATTTGTTGAGGGTGGATTAGCTTATTCTACAAGGGCAACTGGAAATGTATTATTAAAAGGTGCAGCAGCACAATCTACTAAAGCAGCAGCACAAAGACTAGTAGCTCAAGGTGGGGCAAGAGCGGCAACAGCAGTAGCCGGTAGAGCTGCTACAGCAGCTGGTGCAAGTTCACTCGTTGCTGCTGAAGCTTCTAATCCGGTTGGTTGGATTATAGCAGCAGCATCTGTAATAGGTTCTGGAATTAATCAACTATGGAATTGGTATAGTGATAAACAAGCACCTAGGTACGGTGAAGTTGAGGACTTTGCGTATGGTAGTTTTAATCCTAAAAATATACCGGTTGGAAAATCGATCACTGTTTGTTGGACAAGCGACGGTGGAGGTGGCGGATGGGGATTCGTTATGGATCTGTTGACTTTTTCTAAGGATGATACTAGGACAACTATGGAATTAGTCAAGCTTGGTGAGTTTAATGATAGATCGGTCTTTGTGATGCTTCAGGTAAACTCTGAAATGTTTGAAAAGACAATGAAGGATAATGACCTTATACTTCTTTCCTTTGCCAACAACGATTCTTTTGAAAGAGGAACATTTGATAACGATGATTTGGAATTCCAAACTATTATTATACCAGATGTGTCTGAACTTACAATTGCTACATCATTTGTGGGTTATTCAACATGGGATGAAATGAAAGAGGCATATAAAGCAAGTCCAGACAGTCCTATTTACGTACCAAGCGGAGCAAGAAAGGACTACCAATTCCACTACACCGATGCGGACGGAAACGACGTAAATGTAACAGGAACACTCGTAAATGAAAATGAAATAAGCGATACAGTCTTACAGGATTTAGTTCCAGGTGCAGCTGGTGCTGTTGATGAATCTGCTACTTCTGGTCTAGATTACTCACACTTAGTAAACGAAAGTAAGGTCCTATCATTCAAGGACTTCTCAATTAGAACTAATCCTATAATGGAAGAAGACGCTGCCAATGCGGAGGATGCTGAAAATACAGAAAATGCAGAGGGTGCTGAATCTGCAGAAGAGAATACTTATGAGGACGATTTACTAACCTCTGTTTCTGCTGCATCTGCTTTGGAGGCAGAGTACAGTCAAATCCCAGTGTTAGCATATAGGGTTAATACAATAAGTTTTGTTGACCCAACTGTTAATGAGAACGTTGATCAATTCAACTACTTTATAATTGGTGAGCAAAGTATGGATCCTAAGATAAATCAGCCAATCTTAGTTGAATCCGCTTCCGAAGCTGGTATTGAAGATCCAAGATTTGGTTTAAAAACTTATGTCCCACCTGCACCCGAAGAGGATGATAAGGATGAAGAAGCCCCAGAGGTTGAAGACACTGAAGTAATCGACATTGAAGGGGTGGATGAGCCATCTTCAAAATCTGTACAAACTGCTAGGGGTGATGTCCAGATCAAAAGTAAAACAGGTTCTTTAACAATTAAAGATAGAGATATGGAAGGTGGCATAAACATCTTTGATGAATTTGCTACAAGTGATCTTAAGAAAGACCTAAACATAGGAGATTGGAAAAACATCACTAGTGTGAGAGTCAGATACGATAAAGACGAGGAACCAATTAAGGTAGTGCTTAAAAATAGGTTCGCTAAAGCTGGTGATAAAAGAAGGGTAATCAGAAAAGGAGAGCAAGGATTTGATTCAGCTCTAAGTTTTGCTGAAACCGTAGAAGGGGGTATATCTTTCTCCGGATAAAAAAACGTCAAATTTTCTGAAAAAGAAAATCGATATATAAAGTTAAATAATAGTAAAGTCAAGAAATGAACGAGTCTTTATTGAATGAAAATCTCCTCTTTATCCTTGAAAAGCAAGATAATAGTCTTTCTGTCAACGATAAAAACGAAGATGGCTATGTACTCAAAGGTATAGCAGCACAATTTGGAAAGGAGAATAATAATAACAGAATCTATGAGGAAGGTGAATACCTACCCCATTTGGAGTACCTAAAAGATAAGATAGGTCAGAAAAGATTGGTTGGTGAATTAGACCATCCTGAAAAATTCGATGTTTCTCTTAAGAACATTTCTCACGTTGTTGAAGACCTTGTTTATGATAAAGACGGAAGAGTATTAAATATTAAGGTTCGTTTGCTTGACACACCAGCTGGACAAATTGCTAAGAAGCTAGTTGATGCTGGTATCCCTCTTTCTATTTCATCTAGAGCAGCTGGAAATGTTGGTCCTGATAAGAAGGTCCAAATCAAAAAAATCTTTACATACGATCTAGTAGCAGATCCTGGTTTTCAGGATGCTCAACTTGAAAGAGTTTACGAGAGTGCTGGTTTTGATGCTTTTGAATTTCAAGAAAGGTCAAAGAAGTCAATCGTAAACAACTTAGAGTGTGTAAACGAATCGCTAGGTTTAGAAAATGAATCTGGAGTGAAGATATATAAAGTTGAAAATAGCGAAGAATTCGAAAAAATCCTTAATCAAGACAAAAATAAATCCAACATTATGGAGGCCAACAAAGAATATGTTACTGCTGACGAGCTTAATAAGTATTCTATCTTTTTGAAAAATAAGATGGATGAGCTTGAAACGCAGATTTCTGAAATGAAACAACAAGAAACTCAAGTTTCTGAAAGTGAAAACGACAGTGTAGACTGTAAAGCGCTCGAGGAAAGGGTTGCTAAATTAGAGAAGTACTCCGAGTATCTTGCTGAAAATCTAGAAAGCGCTATCAAGTACGGCGAGTATTTGGCAGAAAATCTAGATAGCAGCATTACTTATTCTAAGTATCTTGCTGAGAATTTAGACAAGACTATCTCTTATTCAAAGTATTTGGCCGAAAATGTTGATAAGGGTATTTCTTATACCGAATATGTAGCTGAGAATGTTGATAAGTCTATTGATTATTCTAAGTATTTAGCAGAAAAACTAGACGATGGTATTCAATACACAGAATACGTGGCTGAAAATCTTGATAAGAATATAGCTTACTCTGAGTATCTAGCAGAAAATGTTGATAAGAACATTGCTTATTCTGAGTATTTGGCAGAGAATCTTGATAAGGGTATTTCTTACTCTGAATATCTTGCAGAGAACTTGGATAAAGGAATCGCTTATTCTGAGTACATCGCAGAAAAATTAGATCAAGGCATTAATTACACAGAGTATCTTGCTGAAAATCTAAACAAAGGTATCGCTTATTCCGATTACCTAGCTGAAAAGCTCAATGGCAATATTGCTAACACTGAAGCTCTTCACGAAAGCGCAAAGACAGAAAAAACTCCAACACTAAACGAAAGTGCTAGAGAAAATGCTGAAAGCGCATCTAAAACTGAATTGGTTGAATCAGGATTTGCTGGAGATTATGAAAATCTCGGAAGCAAAATTGATTCTCTAATTGAATCAGTCAAAACACAAAAGACTGAGGAAAATATAAACGAGGCACAAACGAAAGTTATGCCGACTGCTCAAACACAAAAAGCAGATGAGGCAATCAACGAAGCCAAAGAAGAAAAATTGGTAGAGTCATCAGGTCACAAGTTTATTGATGAAATGCCAGAAGATTACGCTCCGTTATGGGAGTCACTAAATGAAAGCCAAAAGCAATCAGTGATTGCACAATCAGCTTTCTATAACTTAGAGACTACATATCAGATCAAGAATTTCTGGTCAACACGTCAGCTTGGTGCTAAACCAGTGGGACTTCAGAAACTTCAAGAGAGCCAAGAAACACCAGAGCCTAAGACGGCTACAGCCCCTCAGGGGTATTCAAATGATTACCTTAATTGGGTCGCTAAGTCGCTCGAAGGTAAGTTTTAAAAAACCTAAAAAAAATTAGTAAAAAATGAAACTAATCAACGAAGCAGAAATCTTCGAAACCTGGTCTCCTATCATCGAGCAGAAGGCTGGAATTCAAGATGCTGAGAAAAAAGGATGGTTGAGCAAGTACTGCCACTACCATTCATTAAACGAGTCTGCTGGTGCATATCAGTCACTAGCAACTGTAAACGGTATGGGTGCCGTAGCTCCACCCGCATACCCAGGTGGGTATAACTCCACTGGTTCTGCAGTAGGTACGCAAGCAAACGCTGCTTTCTACAACGCTGCTAACCAAGGTTCAGGAGATAAGTTTCCTTCACTTCTTCCTTTGGCAATTCAGGTTGCTGCGAAGACAGTTGGATTCGATATCGTTCCTGTAATTCCTATGTCAGGTCCTACTGGCGTACTTTCTTACCTAGATTACGTATACTCAGGTGGTAAAATCAGTCCTGCATCTGCTGGCGCATCTGCTGCTGAAGCCCTTGCAACTGCACCTTCTATGATCAAGGTAGAATTGACAAACGCTGCAGCAGGATATCCTGGTAACTTTGCAGTAGGTACTACTTACTACATCACTAACGCTTCTTCAGCTGGTGCTTACATCACAACTGAATTTGTTGGTCTTTCTAGAATCGATGGTTTCCCAATCTTCAGAATCGTTGGATTAACAGCTGGTGAAACTGTTTCTGCAGTTCTTGATGGCGGTGCTACTAAAATTGGTACTGCAGTAGATGGAAACCAAGCTGGTACTACAACTGCAAGAGCAGAATTGGTTAAAGCTCTTGAGGATCACATCCAAGGATTCTCTGGTGCTGGTTTTAACAACGACCAAGACTGGCAAGGACCATTCGTAGATGGTACTAAGACTTACAACCCAATGCTAAGAGGTGTAGGTGAAAGCACTTACTACCAATCAATGGGTCTATCAACGTTCACTAAGTTCGTTGAAGCTGATACTTTCCAAGTAGCTGCTTCAGTAACTACTGAACAGATCCAAGACCTTAACAAGCAATTCGGTATCGACGTAATTTCTATGATCGAGAACGCATTGGTTAATGAGGTATCTCAAGCTATTAACAAGCACATCCTATCTAGAGCATTCGCTCTTGGTTGGTCTAACCACGATGAATTCTTGACTACAGAAGGTCAGAACTTGAACCTAAACCTCGTTATCGGTGGTACTGCTGGTTCATACACTATTCCTTCTTACGTAGGTAAGTCTGACACTGGTATCTCTATCGCTTCTGTTGCAGGTCCTGCTTCAGGTGGATACGAGAACTTGTCAACTCTACAGAGAAGACTATTCTCTAGAATTCTAGCTGGTGCTAACGTAGTAGCTAACAGAGGAAGAAGAGGTCCTGCTAACTTCATCGTTACTAACGCTAACGTTGCAAGTGCATTGCAAGACATCTCTCAGTTCACTTTTGCACCTTTCTCTAACACACTAACTCAAAACAACGGTACACTTTACCCAGTAGGTTCGCTTGCAGGTATGACTGTTTATGTTGATCAGAACATGAAGTTCGGTGATAACAGAGTATTAGTTGGTAGAAAAGGTGGTGACGACGAACCAGGACTTAAGTTCATGCCTTACATGATGGCTGAGTCTATCCAAACAATCTCTGAGGGTACTATGTCACCTAAGATTGCGGTTAAGTCTCGTTACGCTCTAGTAGAAGCTGGTTTCCACCCAGAAACTATGTACTTCTGTTTCCACGTGAACGTTCCTGCTGGAGGTCTATCCTAATCAGTAGTTAGTACACACTAATATTAAACCCCAGGTTTTTGCCTGGGGTTTTTTTGTGATCTGTTGATATATAGAATAAATGTGATTACTGTATAATGAGGAAATTGAACTCACATAAGCAATTCCTTTTGGAAAGGGACCTTTCTATTGAGGTGGATCAGGTAGTATTAACGGAAATGCTCCTTGACTATTATGATATTAATGAAGGAAAGGCTTTGGATACTATTAAAAATTCTGTCTCTAAGGCTTTATTTGGCCCCTTTTCTAGATTATCAGTAATAGATACCATAAGGAAGGGAAATTTAGACATCCAGAAAGAAATCATCACCAAAAGATATGATCTGGAGGATGAGATATTGGATTTAGATGGAAAAATAGAAGACTTAAGAAGAAGTGGTTCTTCAAGAAACGAAATCTCAAGAATACAAACACAAATTGATCGTAAAAGGAGAGAATACAAATCTTTTGTTCAAATGAAAAAAGAACAAACGAATAAGGGTATGAAGCTTCTTGAAAAAACCATAGGTAAAAATCCTAGGAGAAAGGAATATTACGAAGCTGGTTTTTTAGACGATAAGTATGAATTAGCAAAATTTGAATATGAACTTGCGCAAAAGAAATCTGCTGATCCTGGGGATGTAAAAGAACTAAAGAAAGATCTTGAGGATGCATCAAAGAAAGCAGAATCTTTCGTTGCCAACATTAAAAGCTCAGCTCAGACCAAAACTAGAATAAAGGACTCAGAGCTTGAGGATATATCAGCTCTTAGAAAAAAGATAAGTGCAAAGGATACTGGGGTAATTGTTTCTTTAAGGGAGAAATCTAAAGAACGTGTAAATGAATTAAAATCACAAATGGGGAAGACGCTCCAGAATATGAAATCTTTTATGTCAAAATCCCCATCGTATGATGAAGTAAAATCCTCTGGCAAAATATCTAATGGCATAAAAGATTTAGAATCAAAAGCCAATGAGGTGGATGCTTTAGAGAATCTTGTTAAAGTATATTCAGATTCGATAGCATCTAAGGATAAATCTCTTTCCAGCGAATCCGCATTAACCAATCTTTTTAGCAAGATAAATTCAGCTATTGCTGATGGCAATGATGCTGGGTCTGGTATAACTAAAGATATTATAGATATGAAATCTGATATTACACTTAAAAAGATCAGTAACCTAATAAAAAAATTAGTCTAACATGCTTCTGAAATTTAAAGAGTGGGAATCACACAATATTAATGAAAAAGATGCCAGCATTGATAAGATCATGAACTGGCTAAGTTCCAATTTTGGTGGTACTATATCAAAGATAGATAGTTTGCTCGCAGACATTAATTCTATTGAATCACAATATTCAAAAGATTGGAATGATATTCAAACTGACATAGATGCACTGGAAATAAAGAAAGCTCAAACAAAAAGTGATCCTGCAGAATCTAAAAAGCTAGAAAGGATGATTGATAGAAATCAAAAACTAGTTGTTGCTTTGAATAAAAAGAGAAAAGCTGATATTGATAAGATTGATAATAAGGTCGAAAAGCTTACTAAGGGTAAGCAAAGACTAGTATCATATTGGAACCTTAAAAAATCTGAATTGGAAGCTGATCTTGCTGAGAAGATGTATAAGATGGCAAAAGATTTAACAGATGAATCCATTGCAGACGATCTTTATGACAAATATAAGGAGGCAGCTCTCCAAGCAAAAGCTAAGGATGAGAAATTTAGGGAAAAGTTTGGTAAACTGGAATTAGCTAAACCGTCTACATTAAAACAAGATGCTGAAACTAAAGCCATATCTGGTTCTAATTTTTCAATGGATCCTATCTTCTCCATGAATGCTCCACAGTTTACTAAGTTTGTACAAGACCTTGAAAAAAGTCAAGTTAGTGCTTTAATTAAAGCAATGCAGTCTGAAAGGAATGAAAGATATGCAACTTTAGATACCGAAAGAGATAGACTAGAGGCGCAAGCAAAAAAGAAAGGCCTTTCTTCGGATAGCGTCAAAAAGGACCTTTCGGACCTCAGAGAAACCTTGATGAGGCAGATAAGAGATTTAAGAACTAAAATAACTATTGCTAGAAGGTATGCATAATCACATCAAGAGCTTAAACGATTTCCCCCTTTTTGAAGGTGTGAACGAGGACCTTGTAAAAGCAAAGGCTGACGTTAATGCTAAGCAAGCAGAAATTGCTGAAGAGATAGCTAAGCAAAAAGAAACAACTGATCTAAAGGAAAAAGCGGCAAGCATTAGAAACCAGGCAAGATTAACAGGACAGATGCCAGGTCTATTAAATGCTTTAGCAAACGCTATGGACGCAAAGGCTGATTCCGGAGATACAACAAATATTTACTAAAGATGGCAAATAATTATCTTAAAAGAAACCCAGTAGCAAATCAGATGTCAATTGAGACATTTAGATTGTTCGAAAATCAAGATGTTGATAAGGCTTTAGAGATATCTGTAAATACCCTATTAAGTCTATATAAGAAACTTACGTTCGATTTAGCCTCTGATAGGAACAGAACTTTTGACTCCTTTTCTAAGAAGTTAATAACTGTTAGTGATGCTTCTTCAATTAAGTCATTAGTTGCTAACATTAAGGATGTCTGCGAAGACGTTGATCTTTCTGATAGTGTTCTTGCACCATTAAAGAAAAGGTATTTAGATTCTATTGATATGGTAGGGGATGCTATTAAGAGAATGATAGAATTAGATCCTTCGTTAGAAGCAAAGGCTATTGAATATTTTAAGAAGTCGAGTAAGGTCTTAATGGAAACAATTAAAAGGGTAGCAGACCAATACAAAGAGAAACTTAACGAGTCTACTGCAATTGGTGTACCTGGAAGAATGGAGAGGTTAAAGAGAATCCTTTTAAACCATATTGTTGATTCGAAGGGAAAGGATGCTAAGTCAGGATATGGTAGGGACTGGCATCGCTTGTTCTCAACATTAGAGCAGAAGCTTTCTGCAATTAATAGTGATAAGGCAACATTTTCTGATGCTGATAGAAAAAACTTGTCGGAGCTTGAAAAAAAGACTGATAGTCTTGTACAGGAGTATAATCAATATAAGGTTAGAGCTGTTGAGACAATGATGTCCAAGATATTAAAGGACTCTGATCTGGAAGCTAAGTTTTCTGATTTTATTGAAATAATGACAAATGCCCTAGATGGAGTTACAAAATCTAACACTGAAGAAGGGTTAATTGAGGTAAAGGTTAGAGAGAACCTTGATGACAAAGAAACTAGGATGCAAGATAGAGTATTCCCATTAAAGGCGGGTGATAAAGACAATGATGCTAAGCTAAAGGGGTCGGGGTTAATCCAGGCTATTCAAAAGTCTCTAATTGATGCATTTGTACCTATCAAAAATCTTTTAGATCCAAGAGGAGGTGCAAACGGAAACTTTGATACCTCCATGGGAGTTGCTGTCAAATCTATTCAGGCTTCACTGGGTAATAAGGATGTAAGTGGTAAATTAGATAAGCCACTCTTAGATGTTATCCTCAAGTTGGACCAAGTATCGTCTGAAAACAAGGACTCTATTAAGGAAGCTATTGGAAAACTTAGGGTTTCATATTCTACTCTTAGTGAATCCGGTAATGCGTTAAGTGTTAGCGAGTTTATGAGATTGATGGAAGCAATGACCTATATTGATCCGAATGAAATTGAGGATAAGATTAAGCTTTATAGTGAAGAAATAACGGAGGATGATGAATCAATGTCACAGCCGACTACTTCTGATTATTCTATGGCAGAGGCATTAGCAAAACTTCTTAGAACAAAGAACTACAATAAGAATGCAGAAGCAGAAGATTTCCTTAAAGAAGACGGTACACTAAAAGGATCTTGTCCTCACGATTTTGTTAGTGGTTGGACAAAAGCTATCTCTGGGGATAAGCCAGTTTCGTTCTTCTTTATAGAGGACGAGGAAGGCGGATCCCTTTACCCAACAAAGAGAATTTCTGGTAATGTAAACAAGCCATGTAACTGGAAAAGATATAAATCCATATCTGGAGACGAAACGGAAGACATCCACAAGTTTGGAAAGTGGTATACCACATACTGGAAAAACTTTGGTGGCGTTGGCTCCGAAATCAAAGGAAAGGTACTTGATGATGTAATGAAATCAAATTGCTCTTTAGCAAAGGAGGAAAAATTGGATGACGTTGTTACAATTTATGAGGAGCTAGAAAATTCTTTTATGCCACATAAGGAAGAAATTTGTCATGGCTACCTTAGACCTGAATCAATGAAAGGCATATGCTCCAGCGTAAAAGGAATGATGGGTAATGACGGAATAGATAATTTAAGCCCTAGCGAACTTAGATCTCTTTATAACACTGTGGTCGTAACATCCCCTCTTATTACATTTGACAAAGAAAATGACGAATGGGTTCCTGCTTTAAATATGTTATGTAAGAATTTGAATATATCTGAAGACGAGCTAATTTCTGGCATTAAGAAGAACGGATCCCTAGGGAAATCTGGAAAGATGAGTGCTGAAAAAATTGCTTACCTGGACACAAGACCTAACCAAGACTCCAACAACAATGAGATTCTAAAGTCTACAATTCTGGGAAGTACAGAGGACCCTGAGAAGGTTGCAAATATGAAGTCTACCTTGGATAAGATTAAATCGATAACAAAGAGTCTTTCCAAACACACAAAAAGAATTGGAATCTCCAAAAGCGATGACATAAGTCCGGATGTTTCGGATTCTATGGTTATCATTACGATGGAGAGGTAAACCAGAAACTTATTTCTTATTGCTCCCTATAATTCGTGTAAATTAATTTAGGTGGGTAGTAGAGGAAAGCTATATTTATTGAGTTTTTGTAGTGAGGGACCTCCTGCTGATTCTGGTGAGGATCTTTCCGGTAATGTGAATAATATAAAAACTCTACTAAGCGATTTTTTCGATGATATTTTCATTTATAGCCCATCCTCTCTAAAAGAGTGCGACGGTAGCCAAGATTTTTGCAACGTACAGGAGGGGGTATTTCCACTAAATCCTGGAATACACGCTAATGGATGTGGTGATTTTAAATCATTCCTGATAGATAGGAAGCTTTCCGAGATGGATGAGGGAGATATACTGTTTTATCACGACTGTAATTTTCATAAATATCCACAGTACTGGCAAACTGATTGGGGTAATTTAAGGGATATGGTAGATTTTTTGTTGACAGAAAACAATTCAGATATCTTTATACCCTTTGAGCATGATGCATTTGGTGTCAAGCCCCAAGTTAGAATGCACGGAAAAAGGTACACCACAGATATTATTATAAAGGATCCGAAGGAGTCTAAAATCGTATCCCAGTGTTGGGAAATAGCATCCAGCAGGATGGTTATTAAGAACACTGAATTCTCTAGACACTTTTTTAAGGAATATAAGGAACTTTGCAGAAGGAAGGATCTGCTAACAAAATACCCAAATCCAAACCCATATCCGGAATTTACCCACAGTTGTCCAGAGCAGCATGTTTTAAATTGTTTAATTTACAGGTATATTCTCGAAGGTAAGCTGGATAAGCATTTCCCAAGATATTCCTTTCCTGAAAGAAAACTTATACTCAATAAAAATGTTGAGTATAGGATAAATGAGGAACTATCGAAATATATGTCAGTCAAAACCATAAAAGAATTTGAAAATACTCATAGGAATGGGAGGAAAGATAAAAATATTCGAAGGGCCAAGAAATTCGGGCAAGACATTTTTGGCACGTAAGTATTCTGAAGTGCACAACCTCCCGATTTATAAGTTTGATTTCGTTGGGTGGTTTAATAGGTTCCAATTAGATAATGAATCTCGGGAAACACACTCATTTGCTCTTGGTAAGGAACTAATGTTGTTGCAACTTTCAAGGGACGGGCTATTGCCAGATTTTATTCTCGACAGAGGAATTATAACGGTTTTATCATGGGGAATATTGTCTAATAGGATAACTGAAGAATTTGCTCACAATCAACTTAAAATGATTGCTGAGCAGGGGTTGCTTGATAATTGTGAGATCTACTTTGTAACCGGCGATAATCCAGACAAGTCACCAAGGAATAAAGATAACTGGGATTTTACAGAGCAAGACAACAAGGAGCTAGAGATAGTTGAAAATCTTATTGGTTGCATACAGAGTCAACCTTACAATGTTTACGTGCATAGGGTTTTTAACAGCTTCACCAACAAGACAATAAATGATTTAAAGCATATCTAAATGTGTGGAATAGTAATAACAAAAAACCTAGAAGAGGAAGTAATTGACTCTATCAAACATAGGGGAATCGAAAAAACCGTTATCTCAAAGAATGGGCTTAATCTATGTCACCACAGGCTTCCTATTCAAACTGCCGATGGTGATGATTGGAACCAGCCAATAGAGGTATCAGACGGCATCTATTTGCTGTTTAACGGGGAGATTTTTAACTATGATACAGATAGGTTTGGTTCTGATATAGAATATCTAACAAATTTATTTTCTAGGTACCGTGGGGGAAGCTTCGAGATGTTTTGCTCACTTTTTGTGCCAACCATACAGACTTGGGATGGTTTCTGGGCGATTACTATTTATGATTCTTCAACCAATGAGGTAATTGCTTTTACGGATCCTCTTGGCAGAAAGTGTCTTTATTATAATTCATTAGGAGATATTGCTTCTGAGATAAAGCCTTTGGTATATGATAATTCTCAGATTGATGAATCTTTTATTAGTACCGTAAGAAAATGGGGATACAACACTGACGATAGAACTGCTTTTGGCGATGTTAAAAGAATACTTCCAAATAATATCTATTCTTTTAACATGGATTCACCGGAGTTTAAGAACGTTTATAAGACATATTATAAGGGGTTCGATTACCCCATTCAGGAGCTGGTTGGTAAGGGGTATGAAGAACATATGGAGTGGCTTTGGTCCAAAATGTTTGAATCTGTAAGAAATAGACTTGTTTCAAAGGATTATCCAATATCTCTTCTTATTTCTGGTGGTTTGGATTCTTCGATAATTGCATCTATACTTAATGAAATGGGCGCCGATGTTAGGTGGTTCAGTATTGAAAACGGTGAAAAGGAATTTGTAGATATTCTTGCAAATAAACTCGGTAAATCTGTTTCATTCCTTGATTATTCTATGGATGAATCGATGAATGAAGAAATTTATAAAAAATGGAACGAGTCTCCTATAGATCTTGGATCTGTTATACCACAATACCATCTTTTTGATGCAGTTAAGAGATTTGGAGGATATCGAATAGTACTTTCTGGTGATGGTGCTGATGAATTGTTTGGTGGATATAAAAGAATTCATGAATACGATTCACAAAAGTCAGATGTTTTTGACGAGCTCTCATATTATCACCTACCTAGATTGGACAAGATGTCGATGGCACACACTCTGGAGTTAAGAAGTCCTTTTTTGAATCTAGATCTTGTAAGGTTTGCTTTACATCTTCCTTTAGAATGGAGAAAGGATAAGAAAATCCTTAAAGACACATTTGCTCCATTACTTCCTGATGAGATAGTAAATCGTAAAAAAGCACCGCTCAAGAATCCTAAAATCAAGGAGGATAAAATTGCTTACCGATATAAGGCGGTAGATCTTTTCTTGGGGAATAGATAAATTGTGTTCTGGAGCGATATATAAAGAAAAACGCTCCATAATGGCTAATAATATTAAATCATTTAGTGATTTTAAATCTGCTAGCGTTTCTGATGTGAACGAGAACTGGGTTTCTGATCTTTTGGGATACGCTGGTGGAGCATTCAGTGACGTACTTAAAGGAAAAGCTTCTGCTTATCTAATGAGTTTTTTCGGCATTGGTGAACAATCTATATTTAGTAAGCTTGTACAAAACTTTGTAGAACAAATTCCAATTGCAGATCTTACTAAAATCATATTTGCTGGTAAGGCTAATTCAGCTTATTTAGCTCCTAAGATGGCAGATGCAACTATAGAATTCCTATCAGAAAAAGGTTTGGATGGTATTGCACAGGATCTTCATATCGACCCTTCAGGTTGGATATACAGGACCCTTTCAGAAATCGTAAGCAACCAAGCAAGAAGAGAAAACTTTAGAGAGCAATTGGTCGGATTTTATTTACAAGCATTTAATGGATTTGAAAGCCCAGATATGGATGAGTTTAAAAATTCGTTATCCCCAATGGAAACAAGAAGCCTGGAAAAAGGTTTAGAGGATGTTGCTAGAAGGTCTGGAGGAGATATAAACATTACACCAAGCGAAGGTGGTGCAGATTTAGTCACTAACTTTTTAAGTGGATTAGTTGGAAATGGACAATCAATGCAATCACTGGGGCTTAGCACTGGGGGAACAATTCAATAAAATATTTAGACCATGAATATAAATGACGTATCAAAGAGAGAAGTTTTAGACTTTGATCAGTTTAAAAAGAAGGTTCACGACGAAACCTACAAACCATTCTCAGCTGAGAATCAGGAAAGCGGTGAAGGAAAGACCGGATTACATAAGATAAAAAGAGAGCCTGCTTATGATTGGGTTGGCTATGCTGATGCAGTATTTAGCCCAGAAAAAGCAGGAATTGAGGTTCCTGGATATAATGCTGATGGCGATAGAGAGTACAATATAGCAAACGCGGGTCCTTCTATTGTAAATGCTCCAAATTCAGCACAGACGCTTTCAAGCGCACTTGGGGAATCTGCTGTAAACGAGTCATTCTCTATCAAAAGGTTAGAGGACTTCTAAAATTCTAGCTATTACATTACATTTAAAGACAAGTTTCTTTTGAAACTTGTCTTTTTTGTTTGCTATAAATCATATAAGCAAATCTGATGAATATAAAATTAGTTCACATTTTGACAGAGCCAGATACTAGGAGGGAAGTTTCATCTATAGGGTCTTTGTCTCCTTTGGGAGAATTGGGTTTAGAATACATCCAACAAATAAATCAACGGTATGTAGGTGATGCCTGGAAATCAACCCCAGCTTTAAGTCAATCACCTGCTACAAACCACGGTCCAGGACATTATGGAGCTTTCCAGTCTTTTAAGAAAGCAATGCTAGATAATTTTACTGAGGATCTGGATGCTTTGGTTCTTTGTGAATGTGATTGTGTACTAGAATGCTCGCCCGAGGAATTCATGTTTACGCTGAGAAGGGGCATAGATTTTTGCAAAGATAATGATCTTAAGTACCTATCATTAGGATCTAGGTTTGTAAACGGGGTTTTACAATCCCCAGAGACTGGTTCTGATGCTAATTTTCCGGACTTTTATGTTACAAACAAGGTTATTTTAGCACACTGTATTGTGTTACCAGCATCTTCTAGGGACCTTATTCTTGGTGCAATTGATAAATTTAGCTGGGATAGCCCAGATATTTGGTTTAATGAAGCACTTTGGAGGTCTGGTGTTAATAGATTTGGTATAGTTAAGGAAAGACTTGCAAGACAACACGAGGGGATATCCCTAATCGATAACGTCTGGAAAGAATCTCAATAATTTATTTCCTTTCTCTTTCTTCTTTGCTTATCTCCCTAATAAATAGCTCTTTAGCTATTTTGAGTGTTACCGATTCTTCATTAAAATCCTCGTAAATTTCCATCACATTTACTGCTGGATCAATTGAATGTTCTAGATTCATTATCTCTATTATCTCGTGAACGATGAATTCGTATGACATCGAGAAGTAAGAATTTCTAAGGAAGACTCTTTTCATAAGCGTACCTGCTGATCCCCTTCCCATTTTTCCATTTTGCCACCAGTATGCGATAATTTGATCGCTTGACATATTTCTAAATATAAGTATGCCTTGATCTTTTTTAAGTGCATCCCCAAATCTTTCGAGACTGAAAGATTTTATTCTGCTCTCTATATTTTTCCAAAGATCCATACCAAGGTCAGCGTACTTATAGAGTATGTTAAGTGAGTTTTCTATAATTTTCTTAACTTCCTCCCTCTCAAATTCTTCTAACCTTGAAGTCTCGTAATATTCAACTAGATTTTTTATATGTGTTGGAAGATCTTTTGGTATATCCTTGAATTCCTTTTCAATCCAAATTTTCACAGAGCTTAGTTCCTTAATCATGGAGAAAATCTTTTTTATTGGATAATAAATATCCTCCTCCCTAATGTCTTTATTGACAGTTGATAGGAAATCTAATAAAACGTATTGTTTGTATTCTTGATCGATTGGATGTTCGATGAACCATGTGGGTTGAATGTCTTTCATGGTGGAAGAATTATGTTTGTTACTCTATATATTGTCCCCTGGGTATACTTCTTGACTTTAAAAGAACCTGTTTAGTTGCGTGATATATAATACATAAAAAAAGTGGTCACAGTATGCCAAGGATAGACGATTATATTTCATTTAGCTCTAGTAAGAAAAACAACGTTTCTAGCGAGTTTTCTTTCTCCAAAGAATTAGGTATGCTGGATGTCCAAATTGTAAACAGACCACCAGAAATTTCAGACGTAGATTCTCTTGAACTTGAAATAGAATACAAGGTTTCAATTGCAAGAAGAAAGGACGGTATACAGGATTTGGATTTTATGGTTGAAAGTATGGAACTTGAAATAAAAGTCGATGATTACCCTAACGAGCAAAAGGAATTTGAGTTTGATATTGTTCCTGATGTTAATATTGCAATACCTTCTGTTGTGATCCAAAAGGGTTCAAGACTAGTTCCAACAGATCCAACATTTGCAAGAATTGATATGAGAAAATCAATGAACCCAAAAGACTTCAGAATACAAATACTCTTTGGCAGTAATGAATAAGGCTTTGAACTTTGCCCAGTTTGGTAAAATAAACGAATCACTCTCAATATCAAAAAAAGATGTTGGGTTAATTGGTCCCAATATGGATGGGGAAATTAAGCTGAGAATTCCTAATCCTGGCATAACTTTAAAAAGAATAGATGACGGGGAGAATTACGTCTTTGAGATAGGAGAAAAATCTTGTTCGGTCCCTAAAAAATTCATTTCATTATCAACCCAACCCGGTTATGACATTGTTTCGTTTAATACTAACACTAATTGGTTTAAACAGGAAAATAATTCGGAAAGAATCTCTGATGTGATTGAAGAATTCCTCACATCTCAGTATAAAAGTCTGTCTAAAAGTAGCGACCCAATTAAGGATGACGTTAACATTATTTTGGATGCTTTTGGTATTGAGGATGATGTTACAGCATTCAATTCCAATTCACCATTACAAATGGATGGACAGACACAAAACGGGATGGAGTTTGAGATAGAGAAAGAAACTTCGGAGGATCTCTTTAAAAAGTTTTTTTTGTATAAGGATATTGACTCAATACATCCCATGATTTCTATTAAGAGGAAGGGAGCAAGATTCAATTGTATCTATAGAACACCAAAGGGAAACTTTGAATGTAAGCATGATTCTATTGATGAGATGCTAAATAGCCCAACTGATAAGTATCTTATGTCAGTTTGCATTGGGAATGAATCGGAGGAAAATCAAAGAAACCTTGTGGATCACTTGATGAGGCTTTTCAAATATCATTCCTGGGATAAAGCAGATTCGAAAGCGAAAGCAAGCAAAAATGCAGAGGAGAGGAAAGAGATTAAGAAGATAATGAATATTCTCAAAAACACTATCTCCGAGGACCATATTGGGGAGATGTACTCTGATGCAAGGTCTAAATTCATGGGTAACAGGTAAAGCCCGGAACACTTTTGCACATTCACCATATAACAATTAAATCCAGCAATGCTGCCCGGTGAATTGTTTTTACACAAATATTTTCAAGTTTCGGTTAAACTCCTAACAATTGGAATCAAATGGGATGGCTGAGTCGATTATTTAAGAAAGAAAAGAAGATGGATCTTAAAGAAAAAACTTTACCAGAGATTAGGGAAGAATTATCCAAAGTTGACTTCCAATGGATAAAAGGTGATAAAGCAGGAAATGTCGAAAAATTCGACGACGTTTTAAGCGATGAATCTACAGGGATGACCTTTGTTAGCTTTAAAGGTGGTGGGAGAATCAATATAGAATTACTTGGTGAATATCTTGATACTTTCCCCGCTTCAAAGGTTGACTTTAATAGTGTAGCTGTAGATAATCCACCTATTCCTAATGTTTTAAGTGAAGCAACGGGACAAGATAAAAAGTCAGCAGCACCTGTCCGCAGAAATACTGTTTCATCCATCGAGCTTGAAGAATCTCCGATATATAAACTATTAAAACAGCAGAAGGAAAATTGGGTAAGCGTGAATATTTCGCTTAAGCTTAATTTACCTCCTAAAAATCTGTACAATGTTTTAATTACTTCCTTTGATGGGGCAAACGAGGAGATTGTTGATTATGTAACTGAGGGAATTGACATAGAGGATATAAGAGCTGCTCTGGCAGAATCTATTTTAGCATACTATAATGTAACCCAAAAGTCAACTAGCCAGAGATCAAAGAAGAACATTGAAGAAAATAAATCCGTTGAGGATGGAGAAGAATAAAATATTATACGAAACGCCAGGTTTGCATCTTGTAGAAAGGGATGGAAGAATTGGGGTTGTACCCACTTTTATGAATGTTGTGGTTATGCCTTTTATCTCTGATGAACAGGGTCTTCCTCTAGCAGTTGGAGTACTTAAAGAACCAAACCCTTTTAGGGAGGGTGGAATGACTATCTCTTTGATTACTGGAACAAGCGATGACGAGGACCCAGATTTGCTCACAACCGCTAAGAGAGAATTATTAGAGGAAAGCGGATTTCAGGCTGACGGAAACGAAAGATGGTACTATTTAGGATCTGTCACTTCATCAAAGTTCGTAGATCACGAACAACCTTGTTTTGCCGTAGATGTTACTGGATTAGAAAGAGGTGAACCAATTACTGATGGTAGCCCAGAAGAGCAAGAGATGGAATTTAAATTCATTCCTGCTAATGACGTGGTAAAAGCTAAAGATATTTTTATTCCCGGACTTTTCCTCAAGCTCTTCAAATATGTTCTTGGCATAGATATACAGGGAACTGGTGAGGAATCTAAAGGCGTGGATTTAAATCTTAAACAATGAGTCAATCTAGAAGACAAAGAAGACAAATGGCCAAACATTTCGGCTTTTTGGGAAAAAAGGAATCATTTGATGAAATGAGGGAAAGGATAAGAAGATCCCAACAAATGGGTAAGCAGATCCACCTCAAGAACATGGAAAACATCAAGAACAATCAAATTGAAACCCAAAAGGAAAGGGATATTGCTTTGCAAGAGGATCTTATAAAGGAGACCATTTCTGAAAATGGGATTAGTTCCAACGAAAGTATTGAATTAAATACTGGATCTTTCGATTTCTTGAATGATATAAAAGATGGACCTCAGGCTTCTGGTGAAAAAGAAACCGAAGATAATGCCTAAGGAAATACCAGATACAAGATTCGTTTTAACGTCAAGGTCCCTCAAAGAGGCCAAAAGAAAATACTGCTCTGATAAAACCTATTACATAGTTGACATAGGTAAAATTATTAGGGAGCTCGGCTATGATACTGATGAGCTTTCGCCAGAGTCAGAGTTTGTAATCAATTACGCGGTTCAGAAGAAAATAACACAAGGAATATATAGTACAAGATGTAATGACATCTTGGTAGTGTATAAGAACATCTCTCAGAGATTTGCAGAAAATCTACACCATTTTCTCCAGGAAGAAATGGAAGAGGAGTTCGAATTCACTATCGAGGTAGAATGAAAAAAAATCTTGGCTATATAAATGGGGAATCCTCAAAATTCAAGTACTGGATCTAGATCTGCTACCGAAGCTTATTTTAATAGGGCTTCAAAATTTAAATTTGGTAATTCTTCTGGGAGTCCAACTACCGCTGCAAATAGTGCTATCCATGGATCAAGAGAGGCACAACTTGACAGTGCATCCGCACAAACAACGTCAAGAATGTCCAACTTGGGGTCAGTTAACCCTAACAAAGGACCATCACCTAGGACTTTATTTTACAATGGCGGTTTTTATTCATCGGATGATGCAAAGTACGGTCAATTTTTATTTTACTCTTTTGGTAATAATGAAAATACTTTTATCCAAGAGTATTACAAATCTGAAAATCGGGAATTTAATTCCAGAATTTCCCCCGTTTCGACTATTACCGGAAGTGGTGCAAGCAAAAATCCTTCAGCTGGACAACTTGTTAGAATAACACAACAACTTAGAAATGAAGCTGATCCTTCCGTCGGAACTGATTCACAGGATTCGGGTGGAAGCTTTGGGACAAGGACAAATAAATCGCTTATAATTGGTGGTTTATCTGCTCCATATGATTGGAAGGATTTTCTATACTGCAAGTATTATGGAAGTATTCCAAATAACTACATGATTACTCTCAGGAGATTTCCTGCCCCAATGCGAGATAACTTGTCAATTCCAGACCAGCTTTTAGCAACAGATCTTTATAAAAAACAGGGAGCTGGTAGACCTGTTGCTCAAGCTGTAACTTGGTGGGGCGGAAATACGGATAACTCCCTAAATGAGGTCATAGGGTTTAGTGCAGGTTTAAATTGGGACCAAAAAACCCAGGATGATGTAAAATACCAAAAGGGGATTGATCAAGGGTTTTTTAAAAGTGTTTTGGGAAGAGCATTCGCGGGAGCAGCTGCAGGAGCAGGAGCAGGAGAATTATTGGCAACACTAGGTGATGTTGCTAACTTAGCTGTTGCAGCTACTGATGGTGGTAGAGATGAGGTGACAACTCCAAAAATAAATTTTGCTCTAAGGGACAAAATGATATCTGATGGAGGACCTTTATCTGATTTTATATTTGTTTCTGTAGATACAGTAGATAAAACTTGGGTCAGGGGAAGAGGTTTAACCTTCAGTGAGGCACCAATAAAATTAAAGTTTCACTATGAGCTTACTTCTTTGGGTGAGGTAAATACCAAAGCTGCCATGGTTGACATTATAGGTAATTTGCTTTCAATTGGTACAAATTACGGTAATTTTTTAACCCCAGATATTAGATATGATAATTCTTTCCCTGCTATTGGATTCCCGGGAGGCGACGAGGGTTTAAGGTCTTTTTATTCAGATCCGATTAAATGGACTAAAACAGCAATTAAATATCTTTCTGATCCAGATGCTTCTACAATGAATGACCCGCAAGCCCAGCAATTTAAGGAGTCTGGTGATGCGGTTCAAAAAGCTGTAAACGAGCTTCAAAGTGTTGTAAAGCAACTTGCAACAAGTGATATGCAAGCACTTAACGAACTTGTAGAATCCGATGCAGCTGTTGGTAATATAATTGCCTTTGCACTTGCTGATGATTTTATACAAAATGTACAGCTTCCAGTTGCTCTTCAAACAGGAGCACCTACTGGTGAATGGCATATGGTAGTGGGAAACCCTATGAATCCTATAGCAATGGTAGGTAATCTAGTTTGCCAGGGGGTTGAAATAGAATTTAGTGATGTGTTAGGTCCTGATGATTTTCCTACTGAAATTACAGCTACCTTTACTATGCTACACGGGAGAGATCGAGAAAGGGGAGAAATAGAAAGTATGTTTAACAGAGGTGACGGAAGACTTTATCAAAGCACAATTCCAACTTACGCAAACAACCAGTCCATATACAACCAAGGTCTTTCCGACGGAAGCATTGTTCAAACTTCTAGTGATAACACAACTATTATTAATCCTTCGGATACTGTGGCTCAAACTGGTGGACAACCAAATTAAAATTTTAGATTATGCTTGAGATTGATGTACTATCAAGAAATAAAAACATTTTTAACCCCAATAACCAGGACCAGAAAAGGAATTATGGCATTTGGGATCTGACTAGGTCAAGTATTTCTTATGTAAATGTTGATGTTAGATTTAAAAAGTATTTCGTTGTAAAGGAGGATGAGCAGATGAGGCCAGATTTGATGGCTTATAGAATGTATGGATCTATGTCAAATACTGGTTCACTTCTTAAGTTAAATGGTGTATCAAACCCATTTGCAATAGATGTTGGTGAAGTTTTTGCTGCACCAACCACAAAGTCTCTGGATAGTATGTTTTCAACAAGGGCTTCTCTTTTGCAAAGTGATGAAGCAAATAACAACCCAAACTCTGAATTTAGAAAATCACAAGAGCAAAGAAGGTTTAAGGTAAGCGATTCTAGAAAGGATTTCTTGGAAAGAAGATCAAGGGCTAAAAATTCAACTCAACAAATATTACCTCCTAATTTACTGCAAGACGGTGAAAGACAAACAGTAAGAACTGACCTGGTTATTGGTCTGGGTCCAGACGCTAGTAATGGCGTACAAGGTGGACAAGGTGGACAAGGTGGAGTACAAAGGACTAACTCTGTTATTGGCTTATCGTCGGATACTTTACAAAATCCAAATGCTAACACTTAATCCATATGGCTTCAGACCAAATTATAATAAACAATTATTCCAAAACCGGGATTCTGCTTGACGAATTGGTCGTTCCGAATAGAAGCGGAGATATTGTACCCGGAAATACACTAGCAAGTGATGCTGATGATAAATCTTGGGGAGCATACAGACCAGTTGTGTTTATTAATGGTTATTACGTAGACCAGTATATGGATTACTTTGAATTTTCCCAGATTGATTTTTTGCCTATTGTAAGATTTAGCTTCACCGCTGATGATCCGATGTTTATTAGCGTGAATTACCCAAAGGATGGTGACATAGCTTCGGTTTATATAAGATCAAGAGAGGACATTTATAAACCTATAAGGATGGATTTTAATATTTTAAATGTTAGATCCTCACAATCAAGAGATCCCGAGGGAAGTAAAATTAGATTTACCGTGCTTGGTGAAACACGCATACCTGGTTTATACACTGAGGTTTCTAAAGCTTTTAGGGATATGACTTCTTATGATACCCTTTTCGAAATTTCGCAGGATTTAGATTTAGGATTTTCTTCAAACGATAGCGAATTAGACGATGTAATGACATGGATATGTCCCAATTTTTCTTATTACAAGTTTATGCACGAGGTTTCGGAGAGGTCATATAAGAATGATGAAAGCTACTTCAAACTTTGGATTGATCCGTATTATAATTTGACATTTGTTAACCTAAATAATCAACTAACTGCTGAAGATTATGTACAGCAAGTAAAAGTTATTATTGGTAATGACACTGCTAATGACACCTTTATTCCTGGTACTCAATTGGACTCTCAGGAAATGCCGTTGGTCCTAACTAACCAAAAGGGTTCTGGTGATTTGCCTTTCTTTGTGAATAGTTTTACCCTTCTTTCGAGATCTGGAAATACTGCAAACAAATATGGCTACATCCAGGAGGTTCAGTTTTATGATGAATCCGTAAATGTTCAGAATTCTTTCGCCGAAAAGTACGTTAAATATACAATTGAAACAAGTACCTCTGAGAATGTAGGAGAGAATCAAATACTCCAAAAGGGAAGGGTCCGAGAGGATTTATATAAGACTGAAGTTAGGAAAGCATGGTATGGTTCCCTTAATAATAGCGTAGGCGGTGTCCATGATAATTTTATTCAGGCGCTAATACAAAATGAATTTAACCTAGGCGATCTTGAAAAATTTACTCTTAGGGTAGAATTAAGTGGATATTATGCGGGTATCTATAGAGGTCAAGCAGTACCAGTTCTTTTATACGCTAACAAACAAGGAAAGAGAAAAGAAAACACCGGTGTGTCTAGCGATCAAAAACCAGAGAGTGATATTGATCCGGTTTTGGATAGATTCCTTTCTGGTGTTTATATAGTGACTTCTATGGAGGTTAAATATGAGACTATAAGAGGTATGTACCAAGTGCTCTACCTAAATAAGAGGGAGTGGACACTAAATAGTGCTGGCTCATTCCCTAAATCTTTCCCAATAAATCTTCTGACCGGATAAATATAGTAAAATAAATAGACCCTTATGGGAATTAGAGCAACAGATAAGAATAGGAATTTATTTTTAAAGGGTTTTAAATTATCCGATTCCGGACAAAACGAAGACCCAACCTATTTGGGTTTTAAAATAGTTTTCGACCCCGGAATTCTTCCAATCAACCCCGACTATGGGTGGGCGCCAAGTCCTTTGTTAAGGGCACAAAACTACACAGAAGCAAACGGTGCTGGTGCTGCAACCAACCTGGGTAATCCTTTTGGTCAACCCCAATACGAAAGAAGGCAAAGTGATGTTATCTATTATTCTGCCTATAACTATTTACTGGAGAGGGAAGCCAATTTTCCTGGCGGGGACACACAAAGAAGAGCACAAGCTCTAAGGCAGTTCCAGAAGCTTTTGCAGGAAATTAATACAAATTCCCCGTGGTTTTTCCAATCAATAGAAGGATTAAATACTTTGGATAAGGTGTCTAAAAGTGGGTTTCAAGATCAAGATGGTATAGATTTTTTCGACAATCAAAGAACTAGAGATAAAACTCTAACCATTAATTGCTTGGAGTCTCTGAATTTAAGGATAAGTGCATTAGCAGATCTTTATAATCAAGCAACATTTGATGCCGACAATATGAGGTATTTAGTTCCAAGAAATTTAAGAAAGTTCACAATGTGGATTTTTGTTACTGAAATTAGGAACTTTTTCAAAACAAGCAGATTAACTGCATCCAGTACCGCACTTACTGCTATTGACAATCTTAGCTCTTTACTTACAACAAACAATAATCCGGGATCCTCTGTTGTTTCTCAAGGAAATGGTCAGTATAACGTAGATGGGTTTAATCTTGGTGCTGAAAGGCCTCAAGCTGGTGGAGCTGGTGGTGCTTTCAAATCTTTTGTCAATAACGTTTTTAGCGGATCTGGTCTGCAAAATGATTTACAAGCTTTTACTAACCAGCAGGACCAGAGTGGAATTAAGCCCGTTTTAATTTACGAATGTAGCCAATGTGAATTTGACTTTAGTAATAGCACTCCTGTAAAAAGCACTATAGACATGGGATCTAGCACGGCAGAACCTGAAGACCAGTCTTTTCAAATACACGTTGGTAAAGTAAGGATGAAAAATCAATATCCTAATATAAGACAAGATAAGAAGCCATTGGTACTTGCTGATGGGTGGGACCAAAACAGGTCCAGTTACCAGTTTCTTGGAGATGATACCTTATCACTAGAGAGCCTGTTAGGTCTTGGTCAACAAGCATTAACTAATGTGGTTTCTAATGCGGTATCCGATTTAGTTAATGAAGGCATAAATCAATTTATAGATCCTGCCTTGAGCGGTATAGACCAATCCTTATTAGGAAACATATATTCATTTAATCCAACGCAGCTTTCAAGAATGACAAGCCAAAACGGATCATTTGGATTCAATAATCTGGAAAACTTTTTGAACGGTGCTGCTGAAACTGGTATAGATAATATTTTTAAAGGTAATCTACCAACTCCACAAACAATGGGGGAGGGAGGACCAACCGAAAGGGTTTATCCTCCGGTTCCACCAGCAGATGTTTATGCTGGTGTACCTGGGGAGGATCTTGGGGTTCCAGATAGGGTTTATCCCGGAGTAAAATCTGATGTCTACGAGAATGTTCCTGGTTCAGATCTTGGGGTTCCTGATAGAGTTTACCCGCAGGTAAGTGATGATGTTTATGAAAATGTTCCGGGATCGGATTTAGGATCTCCAGATAGAGTTTATGCACAACCTTCTGGCGATGCTTATGATAATGTTCCTGGGGAAGATCTTGGAGTGCCTGATAGAGTTTATGCACAACCTTCTGGCGATGCTTATGATAATGTTCCAGGAGAAGATCTTGGTGTACCCGATAGAAGGTATGATTTTAATAGGGCTGGTGATGTTTACGCAAATAATCCAGGATCTGACCTGGGTGTGCCTGATAGAAACTATTCGCCACAACTAAGTGATGATGTTTATACTGATTCTAATTTTACAACAGACTCTTTGGGTAAAAGTAAGGTTTACAGTGAAACCTCACAAGTATCATCAAGAGGAGAATTAAGATCTCCAGAAAGCAATTTTACAGAGCCTCCTGGTAGGGTTTATTCCCCATTAAGGAAAAACCAATCTTCTGGTGAAATCGGGAACGTATACCCAGTAACATCTGGGGATTTTATTATAGAGGATCCGCTCAATTTGGGGAACTCAAAACCATCTGATAAATATAATGTCAGTCTTGGTGATTATAACCCAGATGATTACGAAGAGCAATAAAACCTTTAATAATGCCTTATAATCCACCTAAAATATACCTTGGTGAAATAGTAGATATCGAAGACCCTCTGAAGCAAGGAAGGGCCAAGATAAGGGTGTTTGGTCTTTTTGACGAGCTTGAGATTGAGGATATTCCTTGGGCAAGTCAAGTTAATGGTATTTCGTTCGGAGGTAGCGGAAACGGTAGACTTTCAATACCAAGGTTAGGAGCTGTAGTTGCTGTTGAATTTGATGGACAGAATTATTACAGGATGGTATACTACGGGGAGTGGGAAAGTTCCCCAGAAATGCTCGCAGAGATTAGTGATTCTTATGAAGGAGCTCATTCATTTGCGTATGACGTTGGGGCTGAACCCGGGCCATTAAAAATCTTTTACACACAAAAGAAGGGGTTAAATCTTATACTTGGTGATGCTAAAGTGCAACTTGATACACAAGATGGCGGACAGCTTCGCGTTGTAATCGAGATGGGCAGAGATCAGATTAGGATGGAAAACAATAAGGTAATTGTAAATTCCAATAACATAGAACTAGGGGAGGCAGCAATTGAATCTGTAATAAAAGGAAACACATTCCAAACATATTTTAACAGTCATACCCATATAGGTAACCTGGGTGGACCAACATCTCCCCCAGTAATTCCTTCAGACCCTACTCATTTGTCCAATGTCTCTAAAACAAAATAATCTATGCCTTTTTTACCGGACAAAATATTAGAGGAATATGAAATAGAGGCATTCAACAAAAGAGTAAACGATTCTGCTGAAGGTATAATAAGTGACTCCAAGTTTAAATTAACAACATCCAATATTCCTGGATTATCCCTTCTAATCAAAATTATGATTAGAACTTTTGAGAAGAGTATCTCTGCTTCTCTCTTCCCTTTATTTATAGGAAAAAAAGCACTTTCCGAGGGATTTCGAGGGATAAAGGAAGCTATTGAAAGTTTATTTAACATATTTAAGAATCCTTTACAGTTTTTATTGGATGAGGGAATCAATAATGTGTTGGGTGACTTTCCATTTCCAATTAGATTTGAACTAGGGGTACGCTCAGATGAACCTTTAAATTTACCACAGAGTGACGGTAGAAATTTTACTTCTTTTTTTGATTACAGCTATATTGGTGTTTTTGGATCTAATGATTTCCCCTTACAGGGTCAATATACTACCCCGCAGGCATCAATACCCGAAATTTCGGAGGTTATAATAAACACCTCTACAAATGGTGGTATTGACAACCCATTACTTAGGAATTTGGCTAGTGGTGATGAAATACAAATTTCAGATGAATCATTTTCTGGAACCTATATAGTAAACAGTTCTTCTTTCTTAGAGGAAGAGCAAAGTGTAAGGTTAGATGTTACTGTTAAGGCTGTAAAGAATTTACAAAGTGGAACTGGAGAAACCTCCATCCCAGGATTTCCTAATTCCAGCTTAGCCCTAAATGAATGTCAGCTAGCAATTAGACCTTACATACAGCCTGATGGGACCTTAAGGGTTTCTCTCAAGTCCTTAGGAGTTGACATTCCTTTGTTATCCAATCTTTCCCTTGTTATAGGAGACTTCAGTAGTGTACAAGATTCTTCCCCATCAAAACAATACATCGATAGGTTATCTGAAGAAACCGGTGTTGAATTTCAGGAGTTGCTAGGTGGTATACTTAATGGCAAATTTCCATCTTTAGATTTTGCTAAAATCCAGGAGGAGACTGAGAATGATATAGATGTATCCAGTGAACAAAATAAGGAAGATCTTATCGTTTTTGCTAGAATTCTTGAAATTGCTGCTACCAATCCCTGTTTTATGATTGGTATAATAATTAATTATTTAAAGCTCCTTTTGATCCCTATCCGTATAGCTGGTGGAGTACTCAAAGGACTTGGTGAGGAAATTACTGGTCCAATCAAACTTATTAAAACTGTAATAAGGGGATTAACAGACCCTATTGGTTTAATCTGTGACCTTATAGCTAAGGGTTTTTTGGAGTCAATGAAACCCTATATACAAGTTCCACTCCAAGTTGCTAATATAACCTGGGAGGAAGCACTAAACGACCCAAAAGATTCGAAAAGAGGCTTGCAACCTATGGTTTCCGATATGGTTTGTGGAGACTTTGCAAGAAAGCTAAAAAATTACAAACCAAACCCTGCTTTCTTTGAAGAGCTAGCCGGTACATTAGGTTCCCGTGGTGGAGATGGAGCTGGTCCACAGATTACATACGATTTAACTACAATTGGAAATGCACCAAAAGAGGGTCAGGTGTTAGTTAATTCCGATAAAACATCACAGATAACGAATTTTAAAGTATCAACTTTTTCAAATACTGTTGAAAACGCTTTACCATATCTAGCTTATCTTTCTCCAGGCGACGAGTTTGATTTTAGGTTTGCTGATCAGTTTGGGAGATATAGAGTAAGTGCAAAGGTTTTTGTGAATGACGGGAATTTCCCCTATTTTAATATAGATGTTTTGCAGGTCAAAAGTTTGTTCGAACAGGCAGAAGAAAAATCTATTGGTGAGCTTATGTTAGATGGAGCAAACCCAGATACTTTGAAATCAAGCCTGAACGTAGAGAATCCTGATGCGATTTTCTTGTTTATAATTGAAAGATATCTTCCTGAAAAGGTAGTAGCTGTATGGGAAGCTATAAAAGGCCTGATTGCTATTTTTGGTGGGTTAGCACTGCAAGTGCCGTCTTTAATTCCAGCTATACTAAGAAGTATATTGGGCTTGAATGTTGGGAAAAGCAGGGCTGAAATTGAAAGTATGCTTGATGATGATTTCAACTTTCCTAATGTTTCGGTAGAATCTGTAATTGAAGTTGTTAATCTACTATTTAAGCCTAATGCTAATTCCCTACTTGTTGAGGGTACAAACAGGGATCCTAGTGGACTCCTTGTAATCCTAGACAGAAATGCTAGAGCTACAGCTTCTGATATTATTCAAAATTCCAAAAATAATACAGAACCTGGGATTGAAGATTTTTTTTACGATCTTTATGACTCGTTGGAAGCTTCTGGAAAAGATACTGCTATCTACAAGTCAAAGCTTTCCCCTCTACCAGGCAAGCCAACTATAGGTAACAGATATCTAAATAGATCTGAGGGTATTTTCGGGTATAAATATCCAGAGTTAGCCCTTAGCAAGAAAGATTTCTATTGGGGTGCATACAATATTAGGGAACTTGGGGATAGCGTTAAAATAAGATCCCAAATTATGCTTTCAATTACCAACACATACTACTTTTCTCTTCTGATTACAAATATGATTAACCTCGAGAAAAGAAAGATTAAAATTTATGGTAACAGCTACGAGGGTGAAGAGGTTTCTAGGAGGGTAATATACGATGGATCTGTTCTTGATGCTTTAAATAAGTACAAGCTCACAAATATTTCTTATAACAAGAAAGAAACTTACTATGACTTAAGAATTAAGATAAACAGGGAAATGGATTTCGTTCTTAATTATGCCTTGCCTTCTCTTCTTGAAAGCTAATAATTAGAGTGGATATATACAGTAATTAACTTTCTAATTAAAAAATAAATGAACACACCCGAAACCAAAGATCATCTCCAAGAGGAGTTTAACTGGAACATCCCAAACAGAAGAACAATAAACAGAAACGTTGAAGTTTTTGACGATTCTAGAGTTTACTGCCAGGAGGATTATGCGCAATCCCTTTATTATCAAATGGCAGAAAGTCTAAAGGGAGTTAATTCTTCTAAAGATCTTAAAACCGGTAATGCTTATGATAGCACTATTACAGCAGTAACAGAAAAGTATGCTATAGCACAAACTTATGAGGGACAATCAATCTATATAGACCTTATAAAGGAAAGAAAGGATGCTGAAAAACTTGGCATTGGTGGAATTTCTTTCGAACCTGGTGCTGAAATCCAAACCATTGTAAGGAATGTTAATGATACCTATTATGGATCGGTCATTGACTGTTTTATTGAAAATACAAAGCAAGAATTTTTTGAGCAGATTAAAAAGGAAACTCTTGCATACGAAGCAAGGATAGAATCAATCAACAACGGTGGATATCTCGTTGATGTTCACGGAATTAAATGTTTCCTTCCAGGATCACTTGCAGCTGCTAATAAAATAACTGACTTCGAATCTTATTTAGGCAAGAAAGTTTATGTAATGATTGACGGGTATGTTCAAAAGAAAGACATATTCGTTGTTTCTTACAAAAAGTATTTGAGTAAGATCATGGATGAAAAGATTCAGGAACTTGATCTTACTAAGAAATATAAGGGTCATGTTACTGGAACTTCTAGCTTTGGTGTGTTTGTTGAGTGGGAAGACATTTACACTGGGCTTATTCACAAAACTGAATTTGATAATCAGAAGGTTCAAGGATTTACTGCAGGAGACGAGATAGAGTTTTATGTTAAGGAGGTTAAAGACGATAACAGACTTACACTAACATTTGGAGAGCCTGTTGATAAGACATTAAAGATCTATGAGTTAAAGAAAGAAATCGACGAAGGTTCCAATCCCATTTCTAATGCAAAAGTCAAGCACAAGAGAAAAAATGGAGCTTTGGTGGAACTACCAGAAATGGGATTGATGGCTATGATTCCCCAAGGAAGACTTAGCAGAAATCATAAAGGATTAAAAACTGGTGATCAGGTATTGGTATCAGTTTATGAAGTTGACCCGGTAATGGGAAAAATATTTGTAGAACCCCTAAATGAGTAATTATACCCACTTTGATAAAAGACAGCTACTTTCCTCCGCCGTTTTAGGATTTGAATTCGAATTCTTTTCTGAAATGGTGAGGGGAAGAATTGTCGAGTCTTTATCAAAGCTTTTGGGTAAGAAGGTTATTCTTTCAAACAAATATCATTCTAAGGATCCAGTAAATGCTGATACGTTTAAGTTAGAACCAGATTATTCTGGGGGTGGCAAAATGAACGAGCTAGTGACTGGCCCTCTTCCGTATGCTGAAGCTATCCCCGTCCTTATAAAAGTACTTAGGTGGATAGATGAAAATGGATGGACTACAGACAAATGTGCTTTCCAATTTTCTCTAAGTTTTGATAAAGGTGATAGATCTCTGAAAAGGATGGAAGAATTGGACAGGCTTAAGTTTATTCTTGGTATAGATGAAGGTTTGATCTATTCTAAATTTGGCAACAGGAAAAATAACGTTTATGCCAGATCCATAAAAAAAATAGTTCCTAGAAATAGATTTTCGATTTTAGAGAATGTATCACATATAGATCCAAAACTTTTTAAGATTCCTGAGGAAAAATATTACGGGGCAAACTTTAGCAAAATACCAAAGGGGTATGTTGAGATAAGGTATCTTGGTGGACGAGACTATCAGAAGAAAATTGGTGCAATAAGGGATGTGATAGATTATGTAATTCTTTATACACACGATATACTTTCTGGCAGGTCAGTTTATGACAAAAACGATCTTGAGAACCTTAGGAAAATGATGAAGGAATATACTAAGGTTGTTAGAAGTTTTTCTAACCCAGAGAGCTTTTTTACTAACTTTCCAGATTTTCACCTTCTTGTAGATCTTAAGGGATATGAGGAAAATATTAAAACATATTTTCCGTATATCAGGGAAAAGATTTTTGATTTGATTGTTGAGGGTAATGTTAGAAGTGGATTTTTCAACTATGATACCACAAATGGCAGATTCCAGCTTAAGGATGCTAAAATAAAGAATGCATCGTTCCTAGATAACATGGACCTTGTGAACTGTAAAATAAGGTCTGCTAAACTAGATAATTGTAGAATATTTGGCTGTGATATTAGAAACAGTGAAATCTCCAATTCTGAAATAACGAATGTTAATAAGGTAGAAAAATCTAAACTTAAAAACTGTAGTGCGGACTATGGTAATAAACTCATTGAATGCTATATTGATTGTCCGGAAAAGATGATTGATTGTGAAGTTACTGGTGGCGTGCTTAGAAAAGCAGACTTAGGTAGGAATGCACAAGTTAGCAAGGAAACTGAAAAAGCGAAAGACTTTAACGAAATAAGAAATGGTAGGTTCATAACAGATTCTAGGCTTAAGAATTTAAATGACCCAATTTCTAGGATAAAGTTTAAAAATCAGAACTACTAAAATGACTTTAGAAGAATTAGTACAGGAAATAAAGGACGATCTATCAGCAAGTTGTTCTTTGCCTTATAATTTGAATGATGATGAGATTCATAGGATTATAAGAAGGGCAAAGTTGTATATGTATGACAACTACCAATATGCTGCAGAAGAAAGGGTCTTCGTCCTGGCTAACAATCTTTTTGGTCATGAGGAGTTTAGGAGAACCCGACAAATAAAGCTTCCTGAAAAAATAGTAAGTGTTTATGATGTTAGGGAGGTAAACGGAATGGGAATAGCAGGAACCCCGGATAGAGATTTTGGAGATTCTAAGTTGCTTGGGTCTGAGCTGTTACTATCACCCTTTACTGGAGATAACCTAGTTTATAGGACGGTGATGTATTCTTACTTTGACCTTGCACAAGCTTATTTGCTACCAACATTTGCCTTTAAATTCAATAAGAATAATAAGAAGCTTACAATATTGGGAAGAGATCCAAATAGATCTGGGTCTGGTGGAGTTGGTACTGGCTACAACCAAAATGGAATGGATGTTGCAGTAAGATGCTTCATAGCTATTGATGATTATGAGCTATACGATGACGAGTTATTTGTAAGGTATTGCTTAGCTAAGTCTAAAATATCACTTTCAAGGGTACTTAGTGCATTTGATTATAACCTACCTGGTGGGGTAAGAGTAAACACATCAGAACTTAGGTCTGATGGTGAAAGAGAACTCCAAGAAGTGATGGATATGATCAACGGAGAGAACACTCCTTCCTATTTCTTACAGTGGAACTAATCTTGATATATATGGGGAATTAAAATTTCCCATGATAGAGATTTATAACAGAGATCCGTCGGACCCAAATTACAAAGAGAACATTGTTGAGATAACTCAACCGGTCGAGATTTGTGTTGGCCAACTTAAAATGCTTTTGTTAACAAACAAGGGTGAGGTTTTAGGGGATCCTAAATTTGGTTTGAATTTGGAGGATCTTGTTTTTAGCTTAGAACTTTCAGAGAAAACATTAAGGGATGAGATTGACAAGGGTTTACGATTTTATGTACCCTTATTTGCTCAGTTAGGTGGATATTTTGATTTGAAATTTTATCAGGGAACTGAAAGGGATATTTGTTTGCTTGACTTCTATATTCCTTCGTCAGGGAATGAAAGCCCAACAATATCATTGAAAGTAAGTTAACAAGATGGCTAATAATATTTTTAGGAAGAATAACATTCTAATAAAGGGTCTTTTGTCAGATTCTTTTGAATTCCTGCAAAGGACATACAACCAAACAAGAAATGTCTTTACAGTTTCTTCTGCTTGGGGTCAAATACTTTTTGTATTAGAAAACTTATCACAGCTTATCCTCTATTTTATCGAGGATTCCATTACAGAGCTAAACATGCAAGAAGCAACCAGAAGCTACTCAATTAAAAGTTTAGCTAGAATTGCTGGATACGATCCAGCTAGAGGTATGTCTGCTCAGGGAGAAGCATCAGTAGCATGGAACCTTAGGGAAGACGATGCTGGCGGAGGAGCAGTTATTTTGAGTAACAACCCAAAATTACAAAGTATTCAAAATGGATTACCATATACTCTTATATTAAATTCCCCATCTATAAAGATTCCGCTGGCCAGGGGAAGATCATTTAACTTTAAGATAGTTCAGGGTTCGTTTTCGTCCACCTCGTTTACCGGAACTGGAAGGTCCTTACAAAGTTTTAATCTACCGTCAAAAGCTGGTGCTTATATCGATCAATTTTATGTAAATGTATACATAAATGGGTCTCCATGGGAAAGATATGAATCTCTTTATGACATTCCTTATGAGGCTGAAGGTTATTTAGTAAAGACAGGTATTGGCGAGGGGATTGACATATACTTTGGTAATTCAAACTTCGGAAAAATCCCTCAAGCAGGAAGTATAATAACTGTTGAGTATCTACAAACCTCCGGTTTTAGCGGAAATCTTCAGTCGAGATCTGATTCAACTTTAACCTATAAATTCTTAGATAGCGGGACTGACCTTTTCGGCAATGATGTTAACTTAAATAACTATCTGAGTGTCACTGGGGTTTTGGATCCTAGTTTTGGTGCTGATCCAGAGCCAGTAGAACTTACTAGATTAGTTGCACCTAAAACAAGTAGGTCGTATGTCTTTGCAAATGCGGAAAATTACGAGATCTACTTGCAAAAGCTAAATATATTTTCTCAAATTCAGGCATTCTCAACTTTCGACGATGAATACCTGGATGACGATAACGTTGTTTATATTTTCTTGGTACCCGATGTAACCATATCGATGACATCGAACCAAGATTACTTTAACATCTCCCAGAGCCAATTTTTATTAACACAGTCTCAAAAGATTTCTTTGCTTGATTTAATAGAAGATTCTGGTAGAATGATCGCAACAACTGTTGTTAAGATACTGGATGCTGAAATTAAAAGATATGTTGGTAACGTTTCAATGTCAATATTCGAAGGCTACGATCCAGAGGTTTTAAAAGACATTGTTAGAGAAAGGATCTCGGATTATATGCTAAATCTAAAAAGGCGGGATAGAATTCCAAAATCCGATATTATAGCTATTATAGAAGGAATAGATGGTGTTGATTCGGTGGCATTCTCATTCGTAGGGGAGGCCAACGAGAGATACCACGAAACTGTCGACAACCTTTCAAATGCTTCTTCTGCACAACTAGATCGTCAAATAGGACTTGATGATTTTGGTGACGTAATTATAGGAAGGGGCGAGTTAATACTTATGAGAGGTGGATGGACTGATAGATATGGTAACATTTATGAGGAAGGCATCGTTCAAGGTAAGCCCTCTGCTTTAAATATTTCAATCACTAGCATTAACCCAAGAAATTTCTTGAATGAGCTTAATGCTAAAGCCAAAGAGAATATTGTAAACAGGGACAGAAATTCTGTTAGTTCTTCAATGTCAAATTCAACAACTTCAATGCGATGAGAAGAAGAAATTACACGCCATATTTACCCCCAGTAGAACAAGCTTACACAGTTAACGGCATTAAATTCAGAACCTACACCAGTGATTTTGAGACTGAAGATGACCTTTACAAATCAAAAGATGAAGCAGAGGAAAGAGCATATAATATAGGTTGTGCTGGATACCGAAAAGTTATAACGGATGCACTGGGAAGTCAGCTTTATGGCCCTTGTTCGGACTTGAATACATATACAAATATTACAAAGAGTATTAAACCAAATTCGATGTCTAGAAAATATTATCAATTTGATCCTACTGAGAATATTTACGATGTTAGGGACTCGATAAACGATACAGCAAAAAGTGGGTTTGATTATAAGAACCAAATTTTTGAAAAGACTCTTTCAAACGTGATGTTCAGGGATCCTCAAAAAACCGCAATTCTTGCTAATATGCAGAGGGTAGTTTTTGCTTTAATCGAATCTGTGAAGCAGATAAAGAATTTCTTTAACTATACGGTTCCATTTAATAATAAAAGGGTATTCTAAAAAATGGCTAACAGGCATTTAAAATTTTATAATAAACAAGGAAATCCTTTAAACTTTGAGTACATTGGAGCAAATGCTGAAGTTCCATTAACTTACACGTTTAATTACGAAACAGCATCAGGAAGTGTTGCCCCGATTGATGGAAAAATATCTTTCATAGATATTTCAAGTAATATTATTTACTTGAATGTTCTGGACATGAACGGGTTTAATATCAGTAATTGGGCACAGAGTGTTAATCAAAATATACAAAAAGGTGCTAAGATAAAAATTAAGTTTAGCATCCAACCAGCCAATGTAGTTGTCGCTACAATATCTTCGACTTCTATTGCTTCCGGAATTGTAACTTTGAACCTTAGTGGATTTACTGGGCCTACTGCAATATCCAACAGTAATATAGTATATTGTGAAACACTACCCCAAGATCTGCCAGGGGGTCATTTCAGTGGAAGTATGTTCTTCGAACCTGTTTCTTCGGGTCTGTATGAGAATGAACAAATATTCGTTCTTCAGGAGTTCAAGGATTCTGTAAGTGGATCTAATTTTGTTGGGTTCCCGCATACTACAGCTACTGGAGCAACTGCTTCCCCCCTATGGAGATCAAGGTGGGAAAATGACTCATATGGTGATGTAGATGTTTCCAACATCATATTTACTTATAAGATAACTGAAAATGATCCGGATCTTTCGGGAGATCCTACGATCACTAATTATCAGAATATTGCATTTGAGGTCATAAAAAACCCCTTGGATTCATATTCCAATGGGTATGTTTCCACCCCAGAGGTTTCAACTCCATCAAGAGCTTTACAGGTAAATGTTGCTATTAATGCTCCAGATCAAGGAGCAGAGGTTTATCAGAGGAAGCTGATCCTAGAAGACATAACTTCTGGTACCCCAGAAAAAGTTGCTGAAATTGAATTCTATGGACAAATAGTGGGGTCCGATGAAAGGCTTGATGTCTTAACTAGAAATCTTGGACGTGCTTTTGTTGGGGAGGATTCTACAATACTTCGAAATCATGATCCTAATGAACCACTTCCCGACTATATTGAAATTAATGAGAAGAGGAAGGAGCTTATGGTTGCTGGGGAGGAGATTTTCCCTTACATAGGAAGTTATAAAGGTCTTATTGGTGCTCTTAAGTTTTTTGGCTATCAGGACTTAAGAATTAAAGAATACTGGCTCAATCTAAATTACCAAAGAGTAAACCTTACCCCACTTCAGGAGAATCAGATATTCTTAGATAATTACAATAATACTAAGACTCCAAACCAAACGGTTTTAATAGCGGATGTCTTAGATAATGAAAACACTGGAAAGTATAGGCTAGAGCAAACATATGGACCCAATTCTGATGGTGAATATGTGCTTGATGTTTCTTCTGAGAACACTCTAGTTCCTTCAAGAACTTACAAAAAAACATCACTCTTCGGTCTTTATTACGATATAAATACAACCTCCTCTACTGTTGATCCGTATGGATATCCAGTAACTCCGGAAGCTTTTTCTTTTACCCAGGAGGAGGTACTTGTTAAACTTTTTGCCCTTAAGCAAAGATTGAAGGAAAGCTATCTTCCGCTAAACGCAAGAATTGTAGACATTACTGGTGAGGGGGTATATTATAATGTTTATAACACAAAAGCTTGGACAGATACACTTGAAAGAGACGAGATAGATTCTGGAAATAATATTAAGTTTATTTCCAACCCAGATTTTGGGTTTATAGAAGATCTTAGAGCATTTGGTATAAGAACTGACGCTAAGTCTATCCAAGCCCCTATGAACTACAATAATGTGGTTGACATAGATGTGCAAGTTATAGGACCTTCCGGAGATGCTTTTAGGTTCTCCACAACAAATACGTTAAACCCAACCATCTCGATACAAAGAGGTAAGGAATACAATTTCAATCTGATTACAAGTGGATTTGATCTTTACTTTACTACGGATGCTTCTTTAGCTCAGGTAGATCCTGTTGGAGTTTCAAATAATGGTGCAACAGGTGGTGTTGTTAGTATAGATGTTAATCCTAATGCAACAGGACCATATTACTACTATTCTTCTATCAACCCTTCTAAGATGAATGGATCGGTGATAATTACGGATTCTCCGGTTTCTGATTTTGGTAATGTAGTTAAGCCCCTTCATAATAACCAAAGGTATACCGCAAGTCAAAATGCAAGCCTTTTAACTGCTATTTCTAATTTCTACACCAAGAAAATGAATGGTGAGATTAAGAATCTTGGCGATAATATTTCGACGTCATTACCGGTTGAAGATTGTGGCGTTGATATAGGAATGCCTGTGGTTCTTGAATTGCTTCCTGACACTTGGGATTGGGATGAAATGGGCATGTCTTGGGATTCCTTAGAGCTTCCTGCTTTTACTTTGAGTGATAGTAGGTCACTTACTTGGAGAACAATAGATTTCTCAGCTTATAACGAGATAGAATGGGTAATAAACAAGTCCCAAAACCAGGTTGGTTCTGGTTATAATTTTTCATATAGGGGCTATGCAGTTGATTTTTATAAGTTAGCTCACTTTTTACCATATACCGGCGAGTATGATGTTACCTGTTATCTCTATGATGCTTTTAACTTTAAGAATAGGAAGATCGTTAAATCCTCAATCACAGTTTCCCCTAGGACAACATTGTTGGATGGGTGGACAAGGTATAGAGAGAATGAAAAATATTCTTGGGATTTAACCATAAGAGATTGGAATAGCTATGATTCTATCTGGGAATATCCAGCGGAAGGCAAAACTGAGAGCGAACTTAAAAGGGAGATTCCGGAACAGATTTTAGATTTTGCTGTTTATGGCAACAATGCAATAGATGGTCAGATATTTAAGGTTGGTAGAGATGTACCTTCAGTTGGTGCGTCTGGTGATATCAAGATAACTCAAACCATATTAGATGTTTCTAAAGTTTATTCCCTTCTCATCTCTGGAAGCCAATATGGATTTGCTAACGTATTTACAACCCAGCCGCACAACTTTATTGATGGCTCTGATGTTTTCATTACTGGCAGTATAGATGATCTCAACAAGTCGTGGAAAATAACTATACCTCCAGGATCAACTGGGTATTCTTTCCAA